TATCGTCATGTGCGCTCATTTTGTTTTTCCTTTAGTTGTTTTCTTTGCTGGAGCCTTTTTAGCAACAGTCTTTTTTGTTACTCTGACTTCTAGTGATTTACTTCCGTCTTTGTTCACAATCTCTTTTGGTTCACTGAAATTGAACTTCTTAGATTTTTTACTAGCAGGTGTTACACTTGCTAGTGCTTCTCGGACTTCTCGCAATAATGCTTCGTCATCCCAAACTAATTCAGTGCGACCATCTTCATGTTCAGTAACAGTTAGGTGAGTACCTACTGTTACTTTGGGCCATTTTGCTTTTGCCATTTTATTCCCTTCGTAGGATGTCTTCTTCCACACATTCTTCACCATATTGAATCTCTACGATACGACATGGTACATCATATGGATTTGTAAGTTGATGCCAATCACCTACTGGAATAAAAGTGTTAGCATGTGTTGTGAGTGTTTTGACAGGCAACTTGTAACCATTACCCATCATGCTATTGAGGTCACATCTGCCCTCAGTAACTAACCAAAACTCACTGCGTTTGAAATGCTTTTGCATACTCAAACTCTTGCCAGGTTCTACTGTAAGTTCTTTAACTTTACAGCCAGGTACTTCATGCAACACACGATAGTAACCCCACTGTCGTTCTGTCTTAGGAGCTTTCCATTCTTGTAGAATCCAAGAACTAGAGTTAGCCTTGTCTTCACCACCCACACCAAATACAAATGATACATTATCATCTGCTACATCCATTTCTGGAATGTTATCTTTAGTACGGTCACCACCGTTAGCAAAGATGATTTCATCGTCAGGATATGCTTTGCGAATGTTGATAATAGCTTGCTTGCTACTATTGTCATCGTCATTGAATCCAACGATACCATCTACATCATGTAATGCATGAACGATAGCTGTTCGCTCTTTATAGGGCATAAAAGGCTGACCCTTCTTACGAGTCAGCCATTCGTCACTATTCAGACCAACAAACAACAAGTCGCCTAATTGTTTAGCGGCTTTGAAGTAAGCAATATGCCCTGAATGAATAGGGTCAAAACCCCCAGTGACTAATACAATTTTCATCGAGAAACTGCCTCGTCCCAGTTATTTTTAGCTGACTTACCAGCTACATGTTTTTGAAATTGACGATATGAGAATACACGCATATCATACAATGTTGATTCATCCCACTTATATCCAAAGTCTTGACAGAATTCCAAGTAGCTTTCGAGGTCTTCGAAAATCTGACGAACTTTAGGATTAGATTGATAATGTTGCTTTGCCATTTTGATAATTCCTTTAAATAGCGAGTGATTGATAAGGTTGATGTGTGTTATACACGATAGTTGCACCGTTTTCGTTATCTTCTGATACACGAATAACGATGTTACGGTCGGGATAGCGAGTAGCAATTTGCTCATAGAGGTCATCGCTAATCATTTCACACGACTTGTAATTCAGTTCAAGTGTACCACCAGCATAGAGATTTTCTAGCCAGCGTTTAAATTGAATGAATTCAATATCCCTGTCGTTGTGAAATACTTCAATCGTCACTTCAAAGTGAAAGATGTGACGATGTGGAGTTCCTAAAAAGCTAACGTCATACATGTCTCCTGTTTTAAGTGCAGGATCAGTTGCCGCCGCCGGGTACATATGAATGCCTTCTTTTTGAAAGGTTACAAAAATAGTGCGTACCGCTTTATCTTTAATTCGCTGACGTTGTTCAGCCAGTGCTTGTTCACGTTGTTCGTTCATCGGTCATCTCCAAAGTCTACTGTGTTGTGGTCATGATCCCATTGAGCCCTACGCATAACTCTTAGTTCACTCAAATATTTGTCTTTTGCTTCACGCAGTTTCTGTATTTTATCAGAATCTGTACTGCCTGACTTCTCTAATTGGAACAATTGATTCTCAACTAAACGATGTGATTCTTCCAAAGTTTTTATACGATTTGTATATGGCATATTAGTCCTCTAATACTTCGTTGATTGCTTCATCGCTATCTTCAAAGTCCTCAATCGTTTCTGGTTCAGTGTTTTGAACTTCGAATAATTGGTCAAACATTGTCATAGCGTTCACTGTTTTCTTACCACTGATGCCCATACTACCAGATTGCATCTGTGTCCAGAAACTCTTATGAGATTCTATCAAATCTAAACTCTTTTGTCTATCTTTTAGACTAAAGATTTCATCAATGATATCACCAAAATGATGGTCATCAAACTTGTTCATAACCATTTTAGGCATAATGCCTTGTTCATACTTACGATTAGCCTCTTGTACAGCGGCAATGTGCTGATATACATTATGGCTTTGAATGAGTGTATAGCTCAGTGTGTCCCAACTTGTCTTAGTTTCACGGTCTTGTTGATTGATAAAGCCTTTGCCACGATAGCAAACGTCTTTCATAACCAATAAGTCGGTAACAGGACTGTCTGTAAATGTGGTATGAATACCATCTTGCTTACATGCATCACTATACTTACGTTGGTCACCGCCTAGAGCACCTAATTGAGGCACACCATAATGTTTACCTTCAGCAGTTTTCTCCATACTGTATGACCATTTCTTGTCATGCTCGAAACTGTTATTGAAGTATGCTAGACCTTTAGCCGCACTAAAGAATGGACTAGCACAGTCAAATGTAATTTCTAAGTTTGGATTGTGATACTTACGAATAGCTTTCTTGATATCAGTAAACAAGATAGCATATTCCAAAATAGATACACCTAGACAGTGAATTAGGTCATGTTTACCTTCTTGTAGTAAACCATCATGGATAATATTGACCAAACGCTTTAGTAACAGTTCAATATCAACTTTAGTTTGACCACCAAACGCCCAACCATTGAAATGCTTATCTGGATAGATATTTGGATCGCAATACTTTTTCATTTCCTGATACCAGGCATCACTTTGGCCGTGATTCAATCCCTGCATAACATTTAGGAACTTACACTTGCCATTACGATTTTGGATAAAGTATTCGTTGTTGATATGAGTTGCCGCAATCGCTTCTTCGATTGTGCTGATACCATGTGCTGATTTACCAGTTTTTGGATCTTTGATATGAAAAGTAGTTAATGACTGTGAAGGTATATCCAAACACATACCATAATCCATGTAGGTGTCCATCCAATTCAATACAGCTTTACGCTTTGCCATAGCACGTGGACAGTTAGGATCTTTCCAATCAGCAGGCCATTGACATTTTAGAATCTGGAAACCGCCCGAGTCACCCAACATGAATGTGCCTTCTTCACGTTCACGAATGATAGATTCGCTAGGATCATCAACCGTAGTATCTAAGTTAGCATGACCTGCAGAGTATAGACCCCACTTGTAAGTGTATAGACCTTCTTTGCTATTTAGAAAGTTTAGTTTCTCAACATCACCGTTGAATGCGGCAGGTATACGTGCTTGGTCAAAATAAGGCTCACCTTTACGTTGTTTGCCTAGACCAGAAATATAAAAACTAGACACTGCGGGTAAGAACAGTGCCCAGTCTGGCTTTTGCTGATTTGAAAGATTAACTTGTTGCAATTTTTTCTTCTTCTTTTATTAGAACCTTGACCATATCAATCTTACGCTGATAGTCAAATACACTTGCGTTCATTTCATCGACTAAACTTTTGATAGTAGGATGTTTCTCAGCCAATGCAAGCAGTTCTTTTTCTTCCTGCATTTTCTTTTCAGCCCACTTGAGTATGCTGATCGCTTGCCCAGTCAAATTCACAGTAGCACTGCCGCCACCAACGGTCATCCAAGTATTACCATCATAGACTTTAAGCTGATGACTACCATTGTCATATGCAAGTGTACCTACCATTGGTGTCTGGCTGTTCATATTGATATAAGGCGTAGCACCTTTGTTACTAGTAACAGTAAGGTACTCGCCACCGACTACATAGTCAATCATTTTGTCTGAGCAGGCAATAGATAACGATATGTAGCAATGCCACTATCGACAGTGATTTCAGTTGCACCAGCATCGCTGATACGAATCTTCTTATCACCAGGCATATCCATAATAGCTAAGAACACTTTGACAGGCCAATTCCATGTCTTAGTCAATGTACCATTGACGCCTGCGTGAAATACACAGTTACCACTGTGAGTAGATGGGTCACCAAAGTTACTCTTTAGATCACCATTGCTTGTTGTAAGTGTAAAGTGAATTTCTTCGCTGTTAGCTAATGACTGACGCTTTAGACGTTGAATGCCTGCGATAGTAGGTTCAAACTCAATGTTCCAAGCTGGATCTTTGAACAACACAGACTTGATTTTTTCTTCAACGATTGCTTTGCTCATTAGGCGATAGTCGTTGACAAAGTTACCAGTCTTTGTTTCAAAGTGAATTGCATCAGGAGAATCAACACCATCACGATTTTTCTTAGTGATAGTAATCTTTGCTTCGTTGTCATAGTCATCGAAACCAAGAATAGTCTTGAGTTTACCTAAGTTAGGCATACCAAAGACACCAATAAACTCTGCATTAGGGTTCTTGAATGTACCGCTTACGACAACAGACTTGTTTTCTGCTAACGCATTGATTTGTGTTTCTTGGTCTGTGCCAGTGACTTTAATCAAGTCAACTTCGCCTAAGCCATAAACGTGTGTAATCAAATCCTGTAAATAATCTTTCATGTTTTTCCTTTGTGTTACTACTATTTAGGTAGTTATAGTGTGTATTATGATGGTATATAATGCTAAAGTCAACACCAGTTTAACCGAATGTGAATAAATCATCAAACGTGCTTGCTACATCAGTATTGCTACGAATGTCCCAATCTAATACGCCTAGTAAGTTATCAACCTTCTTGTCAACTAGAGTTTGTTCCATTGCCGCATCATCGAATGGTAACTGACAGAACCAATCAGGCAATCTAAGTTCATCAGTAGGATACGCAACGCTTGTAAAGCCTAGTGCGTTTGGCTTGAGTTTACAAACAACTACTTTCATACCATCGACAATCTTCATGGAATATTGGTCGTTGTGTACTTTGCGTAGATAGTTATAGTTCAATGCCGCACGAACGTGACCAGGCATGTTTGCTTTACCTGTCTTGCTGTTCTTTTCTTGGTCAGCATAGTATGTGAGTTTGTTCACACCCTTAGGCGAACCTTTAGTCCAACTGTCTTGCTCTGACATGTAACGCTTGAAACGCTTGACTTCTTCAATGACTTCATCACGATTCTTACCTTGCTGAATAACCATGCTCAGTAAGTTCATCAAGAATTCTTGTACATATTTCGGAGTATCAGCACGTTTCAAGTCAAGACCCATAGCCTTGATATCACCTAATTTACCGTCTTTATCTTTACGCTTACCTTCTTTATCAAAGATATTGATAGCATAGCGTTTCTTCACAATAAAGATAGCACGATCACCAATTAGTTCTCGACCAGCTTTGATAATTTCGCCGTTCTTGCGAGGTGCATGAAATGCTTTCTCCATGAATGCTGGGAAACTTGCATTCGCTTCTTCTGCAATAGCATCATAGATTTGAATACATGCGTCTTTGTTCCACTCTAATTCACCCTTATCAATCTGTTCTTTGTAAACAGGATAAGCACTGAAATAGCAACTGTCAGTATCGCCATAAACGATAGAAGGACCAGTATGAGTATATTCACCTGCTACAACCAAGTTGATCTGGCTCATCATGTGTTTCACAATCTGACGACCACTCAATGTAACTGACTGACCAATACGCTTGTCATAGAAACGGCAATGTTCATTCAACAGTGCGCCGTATGCAGAGTTCAAAAGAATCTTACGAACCAACTGACGCTTATCGTAATATTCACGGTCAGCATCGTTTGTTGCTTCTTTTACTTGCTTTTGAATACTCTTACGTTCACTGTACCATCTAGACAACAATCCAGGAATTACACCCTCTTTCTCATATGTAAAGATTGTACCATTCGCTGATAAGATATATGGCTTGTGACTGTCAAAGACCATCTTCCAGATTTCTGCCGCACTCATTTGTACACTGCGACCATCTTCATAGTCAACAGTTAATATTGTACCGCGTTCTTGGTTCATGATTGCTGTGTACTCTAATGCACCAAACAATCCTTCCCATAGAATAGAACCTGTTTCGCCATCATCACCGTCTTGATAGAACTTCTTTTGTTTCGCAAGTTCTAGTCCACGGTCTTTCATGTACTTGTTAGTTAGGTCTTGTCTGACTTGAGCAACGATGGTCTCTGGGGCCATGTTGAGTGCTCGAATAGCCGAGGGATAGAGCGAGTTGATATCGACTGCTCCGACCCATTCGTGCATTCCTTTTTTGGGCGTAGCAACATAGGCACCTGCCGCTTGTTGTATATCTTCATTCTTATCATCCTTTCGCTTTTTGTCTGGAACTATCAAACCTCTTTCATGAGCTTCGTTGTAGATTGCCATTTCAATCATAGCAACTGAACCCATAACAGTGGGTAATAACACTGTATTCTCATGTGCTAGCGCATTTGCTAGGTCTAAGAATTTTAGCTTGTTGTGGATCTTGACCAACAACATAGTATCTTGTCTGTTGTATTCCAAAAACTTAGGCCAGTCTTTGTTATATAATTGGTCAAGAGTACCTTCATATTGTGTTTTGTTCTCTCCGACTTCCATTTCACCAATAGAGTCGAGCTTATAGCTATGGCGTGATTCATAGTTATACTTTTTGTACAACTGCAAATAGTCCATGTGAATGCGACCGACCAAGTCGTAAGTCATTTCTGATTTACCGAATCGTTCGTATTCTCTAGGCTTAGGAAGTTGTCCAAGCAAGCAGAATTTGCGTGTGTCATCTTTTGACATAACACGTGTAACACGATTGACCATGTAGGGAATATCATAGCCCTCTGAGTTCCAACCAGTCAACACATCAGCATCTTCGATAAGAGCAAAGAATGTATCAAACATATCTTTCTCATTATCGAATAGGATGCAGTTCTCAAACTTGCTAACAATTTCTTGTGCAGTTTCAGGACTCATGTGCTTAGGTGGAACACACAATGTTACAAGTGTGTCTTGCCAATCCAGATACATTGAAATAGCTGTAACTGGATTGAATGGGTCATCAGTAGGACTGAAGCCCTTGTCAGGGTCAAAGTCTACTTCAATGTCAAAGAAACATGTATGAAGTTTAGGCGCATCAACTTTTAGATAGTTGTCACTGAGGCAACGAAAGATGACGTTTACATCGCTTTCATACAATGTTTTACCTGCATGGATTCTACGTTCCTTTTCAAACTCAGTACGCTTACGTGTGCTGAATCTAGACAAAGGTTCGCCATAGATACTGCGAAACTTGCCTTTAGGATCAGTGTAATAGAATGTGTAATTCGCAGGGAATTCTTTGTAGTGACGTTTGCCGTCAGTACCACGTTCAACTACGTAGATGCGATCCTCATCCCTGCTATGAATAGCATCAACGTAACTCATAGAGTCTTACCAACTGTCTCCAGAATAGTATTGAGTTCATCGTGGTCTTTGTTAGTCTGACCTAGACTTGCTTTGTGTGCAATTTTGATTGCTTTCTTTAATGTAGAAGCCTTGATCTCCAATTCTTCTGCAACTGCTTTGATAGTGTCATTCAAGCCACCATTGAGTGCATCGATTTCATGTAGGGTTGCCATACCCTCATTGACCAACTGAGTTAGTTTGATTTTAGCTTCGTTATTGAAAGTGCGATTGTAATCTGACATAGATTCTCCTTTAGAAATGTATTATATATGTATTACTGTTGTTTTTCAACAATCTTTTTCACCAAAGTATGCAAGCCTGGGTTGACATGCAATGCTTGTGGCATCAATACGTTACGTACATAGTTACGCATGTATTTGGTGTCTTGGTTTGATTCGTCTTCGATCCAGGGTACATCATGCCTAATGCACCAAGATTTGAATTCTTCTTTGCGTGTAGTTAGAAATGGTCTTAGTACGTTATTGCGTGTGAGTGGAATTACTTTTGGTGTACCGTGAAGTGCTGACCAAATGTATGTTTCAACACAGTCATCCAAATGATGTGCTGTGATGACTGGACCAATCCCACTTAAAAAGTCATAGCGTTCTCTGCGCCAATATTCTTCTTGCGATTCTTTTGGATCTTTTTCAGTGCGGCAGTGCCCATACATCATGGGTAGATTTTTGTCTACGCAATAATTAGCAATAAACTGTCTAGCATGACTGCCATGTTTAGTTCCATGATGGAAGTATGCAATAGTTACATCGTGCTTTCGTCTGAGAAAATCAACGACAGCCATACTATCAACACCACCGCTACATGCGACAGTGATCTTTTTGGGTAATGGTACTAACAGTTTAAGCATTGTGCTAGTATAGCACAAGTCAATGATTATTGAAAGATGTGATGGTGTTGTTCGCCGTAAATTTTCATGTATTTGCCAGCCAACATGTCTGCCATAACTTCAATTGGACTACCAGGATAACTGTCACCTGGTTTTATCATACCCAATTCACTTTGACGGCAGTGTACCAATTCATGAAAAACGGTTCTAAGAATATCTACCAAATTACGATTCTTTGCGTATACCCAAACTTCATTAGTACCCTCAGTGTGACGACCAGTATGGTGTCCATCTTGGGCTTCTTGTGTATCGTAGCTTAGTTCAATTTTTGGTATTGTTTTGAGATGCAAACGTCTTGCTGTCCATTGAGCAAACTTGTCTACTTCATCTTGTATATCTAGGTCACTTGTATCAGTTTCATCTAACTTACCTTTGATCCATTTATCAGGTGTTTGATGAAACTTAGTGACGAACAAGTTGTTTAGTGCGTGGCTGGAAATCTTGTGCTTATTTGCAACCACTCTTACAAGTTTGTCAATGGTATTGTAGTCGTGCTTCTTCAAACTAGGCAATTTTTGTGCTAGTTCGCTGGCGGCAGACTCAGTAAGAATATCAGAGAATCTCATCAATATTTTCGTGCGTTACGTTATCAGTAGTTACTTTACCTGCTTCATCGGTAAAAATCTGTGTGTGGTTAATTTTTTGATCTTTAACCCATTCAACGTATCTGTTGAAAAACTTTTCACTATGTTCTGCTTCTTTACCAGGAACATTAGTTTCTTTGTATTGAGCTAATTCTTCAGGAGAAACATCTGGATTTGATTCCATCCATTCATCCCAATTTTTGAATTCGGCTAAATCTGAAGTAATTTCGTGTGTAGTTGCCATGGCTAACTCCTTGTTATTATGTATTTATCAATCTGCTGATGCGTTTGCGCCACATTTAGTGCGCTTTGCGTTTGTGAGTGCTCCAAAATCGACAGTCCATTCTTTTCCAGGCTGTAGTTCAACTGCACCTTGAGGGAATGCATATTGTACTCCTGCGGCTTGTTGAATCTGTGCTAGAGGAACACGAAACTTAGTCAAGTCATTTCCTAAGTTAGGATAAGGATCAACGTGCGGGAATCCCCAACCAGCGACTTCTTTAGTTACATTGTTGATTACAATCTTGTAATATCCTGTAGGTACAATAACTCCCTTACCGATCTTCTTCTCAGTACCATTGTATAGTGCGCCAACGTAAATTGTATAGCTTTGATTCTTTTGCACTGCCCAACCACGTACACTTGTTTCTAATAGTTTCCAAATACCACGATTCAATGAACCACGTTGAGGGAACATGTTAGTCATCAAGAATGATTCATACTCTACTTGTTGATCCCATGATAAGTCACCGTCGGGTGCGGCATGTCCTTTATCGAATCCAGTACCTGTGTAATCGTCGGGAGTGGGGCCATTCTGAACATATTGATTAGCAACGAAAGCATTAGTACGAGGGAAGCAGCCGAGAGCGTTTTGAGGTAGTAGTTCATAGGTTACGAATTTAGGTAATTTAGCAGATGCATCGTATCCTACTAGATATGCTTGCTGGCATAATGGCTGTACATTAGTTGTATTAGGGAAGCCATAAGGGGCATGTTTTTGACATTGCTGAACTGGAAACGGAGCACGTTGTGTCCATGCGTTTGCTGATAATGTAGCTAGTGTCAGTGTGAGTATTGTTATTATTCTTTTCATATTATTCTCATGTAGTCTTTAAAATTTTCGTGTCTGTTTTCTAAGCCTTTGGCAGCTGGATTGATCTTTTGTGTGACAGCCCTTGTATCAGCAAAATTATGTATGCTAGGCTTTACTCTTGTATTCCAATACCATACAGCAATTTGTGCGGCAACGTCTGGCTTACTAGCTAATTCAGGATGATTTAACAAATCAATGCCCAATGCTTGTCCTGCCATACGATAGTTATCACGACCTGTCAATTGTATAAAACCACGACCATGATATTTGTGACCATCACCTGGATGTTTGTTCCCTAATATCTTTGCTGTTCTTGGGCTATAACGAATGTCGTATTTCTTATTGTAATAATCTTTGACACCAGGTTGTGGCTTTTCTTTTAGTCGTTCAAAGTCCCAAGATTCATGCTTTGTTTGTGCCATGAACTGTGCTAGTTCAGGACCCTTCATGCCTGCCTTCTTAGCAGTTTTCAATAATGTAGTTTCGTTAGCTGGATTATTGCTTAGTAAGTTTGGTGGTTCTTCAACGGGTTTTTGTTGTGGCATTTGCTTGCCCATTGCTGAACCTGCAGCCATACCAGCAAGACCCCCTAGAAAGCCTCTTCGTGATATATCTTCACTTATAAATTCTGTGGCTCTCATCTCTTATAATATTGATTTAATACGTTGCTGTTGAAACCAACATCAATGATAACTGGTTGCCCTTGATATATACCCCAGTTAGCCGCTCTAGTAAAGTCGCCCAACTCAACATCGAATGAACTATTCAACTCTGCTAGTTTGTTTGCGTAGTCACTTGCTGTTTCAATTTCTTGGTCAGTTTTACCTTTTTGTTGTAGGTAATCAACATACTGTTGGTATGTTCCTAGATATTTCTTTTTACCTGTAATAGCCCATGCCATGTTTACAAGTTGACTGAGATTATCAACACCCATCATATTAGCAAGTTTCTTATCACTTGCTTTTGTAGCCATCTCAGTGTGAATCCAACTTGGTTCACGATTCTGTTCATCGTAGTCAATTAACGGAATTAATATGCCCATCTGACTAGCATATCCATCATCTAATATACTTGCTTCTACTGAATTCTGTGCTAGACCTTTTTGATTCTTAGCAATCTTCAATACAGTAGGACGACCTTGATATTCGATTGTAGTAGCAACACGACTTGAACCTGTACCTAACTTTGCCGCACGGTCTAATGCGTACTGTAATCTTGATTTGAAACTTGTGCTTGGTTGATGAAACTGTTGAGGGTCCCAATCAGCTGGTAGTGGCATTTCATCAATGACTTCTTCTTCCCAAACATAAGCATCTTCACCGCGATGTTTATCCCAGAATCCTGCACCAGCTTTAGTTTGGTCATGACTTCTATTGATTACATAACCTTCACTCTTTAGGTAATCATACATTGACTTAGCAATACCACGATTGCGATAGTCATCATGTGTCCATAAATCCTGTGGATATAATTCTTTATCTTCTTTAACAAACTTAACGTAAGCTATTGGGCCCTCTTTTGTAAATGCTTTTAGTATCAAAGCATTGTCATTGAATGCGTACTTCATCATCAAGCCGTTATACTTGGCGGCTTTAGCTTCTTCGCTTAGTTTGTTTTCAGGCTTATCATATGCTCGGCGGTCAGTCAAATGATATTCCATTCCCATGTCTTTGCTGTATTTTTGATACAAGTCCCAATCAGGTAATAAACGCTTTATCATCTTAGCGTATAAGCCAATACGACTATCTTCTTTTGCGTTGAACGTAATTTCTTCTACTTTGTCTAGACCGTATTCTTTGATAAATGAACGTGTGATATCTACTGCTGTAGATAATACTTCTGCTGAATTACCTGTACCTGTTTTTCCAAACAAGTCTAATCCATCAGGATCAGTACGTTGTCGTATCAAACGAAATTGTACTTCCCACTTTTTATCATTTGCTCTTTGAGTAAATGCATCCCAACGATATTCTCTATCGCCAACTTTAAATTGTGCGGTTGCCTCTTCACTACCACGGCGTAGCCATTCCCAGTTCTTCTTACCAGGTTGAAATATTTCAGTGATGAACTCATTTGCTCTCATAAACTCTTACCCCATCGAGTATTTATAACGTTCCAGTTTATGATCTTCCACTGTTCTTTTAAATACTTTTTCTTATCACTGCCATAGTCTAATATAAAAGCATGTTCCCACCAGTCAATCAATAATAGTATGTCGTTGCGTACTTCGTGGTTCTTGATTGTTTTGATTGATCCATCTTCTGCTAAGTATATCCAACCACTGCCTTGAATCTTCATTGCTTCTTCTTCGAACTTAGTTTTCATATCATCATATGAACTAAAATGTTTGTTGATGAAACCTTCCATAGGACCGTTTGGCTTATTGTTGTTTCTTACTTCTCTATACTGAGTGAACAACATGTTATGCAAGAATACCCCTGCATAGTTGAAGTCTTTGTCGCCTTCGTTCTTGTTATATCGTTCTGCGTAACCGTGTGCTAACTTACCATAGTGTAAGTCTAGAGTTTCTTTACTCATAACAGGAGAAACCTCACGCTCAATGAAGTTCAACTGGATAATTTCAACGTCTTTCGGCTTTGACTTATCTTCAAGTAACTCTATGATATCTCTCATTCACGTTCTTTCTTTAGAATACTGCGAATGAACCATGCTTTCTTAGCATATAAATCTTGTAGTTCTGCCATATAGTTAGCAATACCTTGCTGACGTTCGTTAGTAGCTTCGTCAAACATACTAGTGACTAACTGAATCATTGCTTCACAGTCTTGATAAGATTCTACAAACATCAATTCAGCACGTGGGATTTTTGTTTGATCCTGAATGATAGACAACTCACTATAGCGAGTTAGACTACCTGGTGTGTAATGACCAAGAATACGGATATACTCAGCAATCTTGTCGATAGTATCTGATACATCACCATACATTGTGTCAAAGAATTCATGATACTGTGGAAAGTTACTACCTTCTACATTCCAGTGAAAGTTCTGTGTTTTGATAGCAAATGATTGAGTACTTGCTAATAATACTTTTAAGTTATCTGACAACATTATCGAGGGTATCCTTTTAGGTTCCAATAGAAATCATAATCTTTCATATTTAACCCTTTTTTGCGGCTTTCTTAGCAATTGCTATAGCAGCCTGTTGTTTAGCATTTTTTGCTTCAGCAATTTTCTGTTCAGCAATCATTACTAACTGTTCCATTTGCTCAATGGACTCACAGTTCCAACGGCGCAATGCCTTATTGATTGGGCTATCTGGATCTCGTTTAGTCTTAGCATTAGCATGTGCTTTCTTCATGCCACTCATTCTAGCGCAGAAAGATTTGCGGCGCTTCGCGGCTTTAGAACCTTTCTTTAGTTTACTGGGTTTTGTAGTTACCGCAGTCTTTAATTTAGAACCTGGATTCTCACGGCGATATGCTTTGACTGCTTTGCTACTCATACCATCAGTCTTATCCTTCTTGTTGACTTTTTGCCAATCTTCATTGATTGCTAGTTCATCGATTTTCATATCTTTGCTTCCTTGTTCTTTTTCTGCTTGACGCTGTGCCCAACGCTCACGGTTACGCTGTTGCTGTTGTGGACTAACTGGCTTTGTCTTTAATGCCTTGTCCCACGCTTTGTGTAACTGACTTACCTTATCTTCCGCTACATTTTGTTCTTCAAATGTAGATACTGCTGGCATTCTTGCTCGGTCTGCTTCACGCTTAGCCATTTCACGCTTGTATGCTTCTGGATCAGTCTGCTTTAGTTTTGCTAAACGTTGTTTTTCTTTTTCTATTTTAGCAATCATACGCTGTTCAACATCGCCGGCATCGTCTTCCGCCACACCTTGCTTTAATTTTCTGCGTAGCATTGCCTTAGCCTTAGCAATATCCATATTGATATATGATCGTTCTATACCAAAGAATTCTGATGCGGAGTTGGTCAATTCCTCAATATGTTGTTTGAGTTCATCAACTGACATTTTTGAAAGATTAGGTTCGTCAGAACCTTCACGCATCAAGTGATAATTCTTGCGAGATTCAATGTCTACCAAGTCTGCGTTTAGTTGACCCATAGTTAGTCCATACTTGCCACGCTTCAAGTCCTCAATGACTTCAGGGTGCTGTGTCAACCACTTACGCATTTCAGGAGTCATCTTACCTGCACGAATAGCATTAGCATAACTTGTTAAGAACTTGATGTATTCTTTCTTGTCAGCATCATTAGCAGTATGTGTGCCACCACCGTGACCTCCTACTACTGGATAGAACGGAGAGCCTGGGTGAAATGTGCTATGTGGTGCGTCACTAACATGTGATGCACTTTGTGGTCCACGACCTACAGTTGTTCTCCCACCACCTGATGCTCTGCCACCACCGCCTCCTCGGCCACCTCCGCCGCCACCTTTGGCAAATGCTGGAGCAATAGCTGATGCACCTGCTGCCGCAAGGCCTTTTAGTATTCCACGACGGCTAACTTCTTCAACATCCTGCTTTTCTTGTTTGCGCTGTGCGTAGTATGCTCGTAAGTTGTCATCTGTCTTGATTTGTGACCTTGCGTTAGATCGTTTGGTATCGTTGTCAAATTCTTTACGAGTAGCCTGCATGATACCACTCATACGTTTGTTACCTCTAGCAAAGTCGCCACGCTTGTCTGCGGCAGTAGCATCAGCACCAGCTTTCTTTTTGTAACTTGCTAGTGTTTGTGGACTTAGTTCATCAAGTTGTTGACCTTCAACATCACTGATACGCTTTTTCAACGCACGAATCTGACCACCGATATCTTTCTGTTTATTCCAGAATGTATAGTCATCACTGTATTCATAACTAGGATCAAATTGTGCTTCTAATTGTGCCAATTGTGCTTTCAATTGGTCAATGTTTTCTTTATCTTGTGCTAGTTGTTGCTGTCTACTTGCATCATAACGTGCTTTGTTATCAGCGTCACGTTTGATTTGTTTTTCACGTTGTTCTTCACGATCCATAGCAACTAATACAGCACCAATGAAGTGTTTATGGTCTAATGGAATACCATACTGTTTGCTGTATGCTTCTGGGTTGGCTTTGATAGCGGCTATCTTACGATCACCTTCTGCTTTGAGTTCATCGTACAAACCTTCGTTTAGGGTCAAACCTCTTAGGATGTTGCTCATTATTTGCCCTTTTTCTTGTTCTTGTTGTCTAACATGCCACGCTTGTTAGCTGTTGCCCATGCGATGTTTTCTGCTTCGTCTTTTGACTTACCTAGTTTACGTTCAGACTTTTCAATGTGCTTTACCATGCGGTCTACTTTGGCACCTTCTTGTTGAACACTCTTTTCGTCATAGTATTCTTTTACAGCGTTTAGGTAGTCGCTTGCTTTGATAATCTTTTCTTGTACCCAGCCTTCTAGACCTTCTTCTTCGCTACGATGCTCTAGTAGTTCATACAATGCTTTAGCATTTTTTAGTGTTGCTAGCAAGTCGCTACGTGCCATTTCAACTTCGTGGTCTACACGACTTTGACCTCTTGGTACAAAACCTGTTTTACGCTTTCCACTGTGACCTGGAATAACGATAATATCTTCTTCTTCAAGTTTTGCTTCGTCAACTTGTTTACCCTCAGCGATAGAATTAGAGTACTGGCCCTTTTTCTTTTTCTTTACAAGGTCTTGAGGTGTTGTGTCACCGTAAACTACTGGACCACGGGTTTTCATTTTCACAAAACCAGCGGATTCTACAGGAGCAATTGCTCCTGCTACGGTACTTTCTGATATTTCTTTAAAGCGCATAGTAAAATTCCAAACTAATATTGTATTTATCAAATACTATACTAATCAGAACTTACCACTTGCCTTCAATGTTGGAGGGATACCTGCACGACTGATTTTAGACCCTAATTTCTTAGCGTTTTTCATCATTGTATCAGGCTTGATATCTACTGTTAGTGCTGTTTTATAGCGTGGATCGTCTTTTTCAGCATTGCTTGGAATGTATCCTGATGAGGATTCAGACATATTCTTGTTTATTCTATTCAATTCATAGATAACCAAGTCACCGTTATCTGCTCTAAATGCTCTATAGCCCCAAGACTTACTATAACGCTGAACCAGCCTATCGTATAAACTAGCACGACTTTCACTATTCTGTTGTTGCTTTGCCCAGTTGTCTTTACTAGCGGAGAATGTCAAGCGTAGGGGTTTATATTTCTTTATATATTTCTGAATGGCGGCTAACACAGTAGCAAATATTCTTTGTGCGTCACCTTCACCTGTGACTTCCTGACTGTTGTTTCTATAGAATTCAACCTGCACTGTTTCTTCGCCATCATCACCTTGTTGCTGGTTGAACATGATACTTAGTGGACTACCATCTGGTAATCTTGCCAATGCATCCACATCACCATAACCACTGCTTTCCCACTTCATAGGATAGGGTTGGTCGAATGATTCAGTCAAATCTTCTGTATCCAAGAAAGTGTCGGCAAATTTCTTACATTCTTCACGTATCTCTTTATTGCTAGTTTCCATCAAATTGAACTGACGTTGGTCATTGTCTTGTGTAGGATCAATATATCCGCAATAGACTTTCTTGATGCCCTTAATGTTCAAGTAATCAGTACAGCTTTCACCTTCTCTATCTTCAGCAGTTTCATCGTCAGATTCATTGCAAGGACTTAGTGTAGTGATTACAATACTACCCTCAGGAACTTCGCCATATTTCTTTTCATATTTCTCTACAGCAACACGCTCGGCATGAATTCTTTTGCCATTCTTACCAGGCATGTTCAAACCAGCTACTATATTGTTATCTGGATCTAATACACAAGCGGCAACCATGCCATAGTCTTTGTCAGACTTTTGACCCTTGACAACCATTTCACATAGTTTATTCAATATCTTGTCTAGCTTTTCGTAGTTGTGAATTTCAGATTCACTATCTTCTTCTAATCCTACTTTTGCTAATTCATCATAATAACGTGGGTTTTCGTCTAAATGATCTAGTGCGATTTCTCTAGCAACGCTACCTACGCTAGTATGTTCTTTTTCTACTTTGACACCTTTTATCAACTGTAACAAGACTTCTAATTTTTCAACATCGTGGTCTTTAGCAATCTGACTGACATTCTTAGTTGGCTTGTCCAACTCAGGATTCTGATACATATTCTCAATTGTCAATGTATCGCTATGTAACTTATCACGCAACGCATATAACTTCGTAATGTACCCTTGGTGGCGCAATGCTTTAAATGCTAGATTCTCTGGTCCAAACTCACCACCTTTATCTAATCCTGCTTGACGATAACGCTTGATAGTCTTTAATACATCCATGACTTTATGTAAGTCATCAGATTGTAGTGCGTAATCAATGACTTTTGCTAGTTTCTCGTACTTGGACTTACTAGCTGTTTGGTCAAAATTTGCTCTACGTTTTGTAGGAATACGCAACCACTTGTCATTCATTAAGCTATATTCGCCTAGACTGACAACAGGTTGATTACTGTCCTGTACATACAATTCTACTGGTACCCCATGAATACTAATATCATGGCTGTCATTATACAATGTTTTCTTGGCAGTGAATAGTTCTTGGTAAACGTCATCATTTGGTAGTTTACTCATATCTACCAAGATATGTAAGTCTAAATCACTGTGTGGTGTGTAACTGTATGCGGCGTTACTACCGGATACTGTAATGTCTTTTACGTTCAATCCACTGATGCCTAACTCTTGTAGGAAATCTTCCGCAATCACTAGTAATTGCTTCTTTACTTCGGGCTGTAGGTGTTGACCATGCCACAGTTTTGGGTTCAGTTTGTCGTGAAACTTTACAGCATCACCTAGTTTGAATGATTCTAATTCTTTGAGGTCCATAATGTATTTAGCGCATCAACTAAAAAGCCCCTTTCGGGGCCTGTTTTAGGTAATATTGAGAGTGACGTTTCCGTCTGGTCCAGGCTTTATTTGCTGGGCCGCCTCTGCTTTTGCCTTCTGTTGTTGTTCCTGTACATACATAGGACCAATTGTGTTCAACAAGTGTTGCTGATTTTCCATACAGAATACATAGCTACCGCTGTGACGCAATAATACACGTGTATCCATCCAAATCTTACCGCCTAGATCACGCCAGTTTTCACAGAATGTCCAGTCTTCACTGTAATAACGATTCTGGCGAACTGCTGTGTCGAAATAAGTTTTTAAGTGTTGGTCAAACTTAGGATCTAAACCAATGTCGTTCTTATACTGCTTGACAGCAGGATGTGACTTCATCTTTTCAAATACATGTTTCTTGATTAGTAAGAAACCTGTACCTGCTTTAGATACTTCTTGTAGGCCATCTGGTCCAGTTTCTGCACCCTCAAAGCCGTTAACAACCCACTTGATTGGCATTGTCTTCATTGGATACAATCCACCGATAACGTCAACGTCACGGTTCAGTAGTACTAGTAAGTGCCATGGTTCCCAACCAATGTCTGCGTCAACAAAGAACAAGTGCGTTGCCTCAGGCATGTCCAAGAATTTAGCAGTTAGTGTGTTTCTAGCACGACTAATCAATGATTCATTGACCATTGTTTCTAGCGTCCAGTCGATACCAAGTTGACGGGCTGTATTAGCCCACTTGATAAATGACATGAATGTAGATTCTGTCAACATGCCGCCATAACATGGCATAGCAATATGTACTCGGGTAGTACGTAGATAGTCAACGTTTACTTGAACTTGACCTTGTTGTGGGGCTTGTTGCCCATCTTGTTGAACTGTAGTAGTTTCTGGTACTGCTTGGGCAGCCACTTGTTGTGCGGCTGCTTGTGTTTCAGATTTTTTTGCTCTTGCCATAAATTCCTCTTGATAAGATAGAATTATTTACACGGCATAGAGCTTGTTAAATTATTTTTCCTCTAGATAATCAGAGTTTTCGGTAACATTGTGTAAATCATTGATAGCACGTTTGATTTCCAAATGTTCATGTGCCAAATCATTTATGGCTTTCTTTATGCTCATAATTTCATCGTTCTGTTCCATATCATCTTCTTTAGAATGCTTTAATGAACGTTGTACGAATTTCATAAACGCTTCTTGTTTAGATGTTGAACTTGGATAATGTTGTTGAGCATACGCCATAATCTGTGCTAACTCAGGATCCATCTTTTCACCCAAAGTTTCATCTTCTGCATCCAATTCTACTTGACTTGGAACATGTCTTGGCTTGTATGTTCTGTATCCAGCCATTGTTGGCGCAGTATGAACATGCTCTTCGGTTGTCATATCAGTGATACGATATCCACCTTTGTGTTGGAATGGACCGTTTTCTTCTTCGTATGTTTCTGGATAACCAGTACCAAAACCCTCAACTAATTGAGACTTGTACCTACTTAACATTTCATAGATTCTAGCTTTTTGTTCTTCTGATGCAGTAGGCAACAATGGCTTTACACGCTCAATAAACTCTTTGATTTGCTGTTGTTTCAAGCCCATGTTCTGTGCAGTAACATCCATCAAATGTTTGATCCATTGTGGACCTAATTTCTGACCATCAAATGCTTGCATCCAGAAATTTAGTTTATCTTGCTCACTAGCATTAGGATCTGCTAGTTTGTTACGCAACTGAGTAAAGCTAATACCAGTACCACCTTTACTTGGATCACGTTCTGTACGAACAGTTTCAAAGTCAACTTGATTCTGTGTTCCGCCGTACTTAGCAAGTGCAACTGGATCTTTCATACGCTTTTCTAGACTATCCATCCACTTCTTCATGCCTTCGTAACGGTCATCACCCACTAACAATACAATCTTATTGTATGGACTGTTTGCTGGAAGAACGAGTTCTTTTTCAATCTTCTTCATTGGTGAGCCTTCAGCATTCCAAGTTTGAATGTTGTCAGCGTATTGTGGATATAGTTTACGTAGAGTTTGTAGTTTTACATCTGGTGGAATAGGATCATCTGGACCAACTACTGGGCTAACAAAGATGTATGGATCTCCATTCATCTGTTTTGCAGTAGCAATAGTTTGATTTATTAATTGTTCGTGACCTCTGTGTCCAACGAAACTACCGATAGTTACAACTGCTGGGCGATTACGATTGCCACCTGTCGTTGGCTTCTTGTTAGCCGCCATTTTAGCAGCCATCTTTTGTTTCATTTCAGGGCTTGTAACTTTGACTAGTCTGCCGCTAGGTAAGTTGACTACAAGACCTTCAATGTTGCTTCCCAACTCATCTTTACCATTGATAGGGGCATTGTAAATTGCTTCGCTCAAAGACTTCTTAGCATTAGAAACAATCTCCATTGCTTTCTGTTTCTCAGGAGTCATGCCACGTGTCTTTATAGCCGCTGCCAACTTATCACCATTCTTAGCAATAGGGTTCACAATCTTGCTTACATCAATACCGCCATGTTTCAAGTGGTTGTCTACCATCTTGATTTGCTTTGTAGAATCTTTGATAAGTTGTTGACGAATCTTTTGACTATCAGGTCTTTGTTCACCTGTACTATATTGACGAACACTGAATGGAACTAATGTCATTACTGAACCTAATTTCTTAGGATCATAAGGGATGTTGACAAAACGATAGCCGTCTTGTTCTTTGTTTGCCATTGGGTTGAACAACATTTCTGCCTGAACGATTGTATCAGGAGGAATTGCTTTCATAAAGTCACCAGTAACAATAGTCTTTAGTGCCTCGTCATAGTTTTTAGTGAATGCTAAACGCTGTTCATCTTGGCCTTGACTACGACCAAATGCTTCAAAATCACCGTAGTTGTCAATGTATTTAGGTTCCGTAACCTTAGAGGTCATAAAGAATGGTCTACCTTGTTCGTCTTTTCCGAAACGAATACCAGCACCGTCTACTTTTAGATTGATTGGAGCATTCTCTAACTTACCACCGTCGGCTGCGATTTCTTTACACATCTCTATGAAATCGATATCATTTATTTCTACACTTGAGCCGGGGTTGTATATATGTTGTATACCTTTACGCTTGTAATTAGGTGCTTCAGCAATCGCCGCTTTGGCTTTTGTCGCCAATTTTGTTCTATTAGGATCAACTTGACTAGTTGATTCATCTGTCATTTTGTAATTCTGTCTATATGTCTGCAACATTTGATTATAGTTTGCAGGTGGCTTCATGCCAACAGCATTCAATAGATAGTTGATTGCTGTTGTCTTTTCTTTAATATCTTTATCAGGGTTGTTCTTGTACATGCCCTGTGCGCCAGGACCAATTGTCTTTTCTAAGAACTGTGTAACTACTTTGCCTTGTTCTTCTGGAGTCAACATAGTCTTTACTAAGTCAACTAAGCCAGTGAATGACCAGAACTTGTTTTGTATTTGTTTTAGTTTCTTAGGATTCAAACGCTCACCAAACAACTTAGTGAATATCTCACCAATGTCTTGTGAGTATCCTGCTGTAGGTGCCGCAGTCATAACAGGCAATCCATCTTTTACTAATGGCTGTCCATTGTCATCTAATACAGGCTCATACTTAGCACGTAATCCACCACCTTCTTTACTAGAGACAGCGAAACTAAACATGTTGTCTGTTGTTGGAACGTCTTCTTCTTTACGTAGTTTACCACGACCAACCATCTTGCGTAATAAGAAGTCACGCTTTGTTAGTGCGGCTAGTGATTGAATCAACCACTTGTGAAATACGCCTTTGACGCCTGCTTGTAAATCGTCCCATGAACTACTGTGACTGAAACGTGCCCAATCAGTTGGCATACCACCTTTGTCAAACTGTACGAATTCTAAGTCAATCTGAACTTTTACTGGTACGTCAGTCAGTGCCCATAGACTAGAAAACTGTTCATTACCACGCTGATATCCTACTAGTTTACCGTTGCCTATAATCTTGCCTTGATTCTGTGTCAAAAATGTAGCCAACTCGCCTTCTAGTTCTTTGTTGACCATTGTATCAATGTCACCCACTGTTGGTTTCTTTGCTACGAATGTTTCGTCATCAATACCTTGAACGTTGAAGAAGTGTAGGCTAGATCCACTTAGAAACTGCCCACTCTTTAGTAATGCAGGGTTCCATAATGGTTGTTTATATTGTTTTTGAAACTCACTATTGATTGAGTTCAATAGTTTATTTAGAATAGGTACCATTACACTGCGATTAGTTACCTTTAGGTCGAGGTGTTCGGCTTGTTCACCGCCAATAGCTAAGTTGCCGCCCTCTAATACAACTTTACGGCCTTCAGATAGAATCGCACTTATTTTCATTTTAGTAGCTTAGTTTGATGAATTGAATTATACCACCAGAGAAGTCTTGTACGAATGCTCTCATCCATACAAAGTTACCCTCGATGTTTATTGCTGAGTTTGTGTATGCGTTTAGGTTACCAATTGAATTAGCAGGATCACCTGCGTTTGCTTCAATTTCGTGAACATTGAACCAGTCAATGTCTGTTGGTGTAGTTGCTAATGACGCTTGAATGAAGATGTTACCTGTAACACCTGCCAAGTTTACGTTGACTGTTTGTAAGTCTCTATTACCTAAGTAGTAAGCAGCCGCTGGCTTCTTTTCACCAACAACATCATATACTTGTAGGTTAGCGTAGACATTACCTTGCCATGTAGTTTGAGGTAACAATACTAATGTTGTTGTTTGGCTCATGCTCGAACGACCTCAACGACAACGGAGTCGCCAACTAATTCTTGTGCGACTTGTTCTAATGCTTGTTGAACATCGGAACCAGCGATGCCAGAAGTTTCTGACTCACTGTCCTTAACGATTTTACTGAATTTGATGACTAGTACATCTTCGACAATCTTTGCCATGGTAAATACTCCATTTTATTAGAGTATTTATCATTTTAGATTGTATCTGGGCGCTTTTCTAGTTTGTACTTTTTACCCAGTATTTCTCCGTGCATTAGTGCTAGGTAACTCAGTGTAGATTCATCATCATAGTCAATGAAATGAGCCGCACTAGTCCACCTAAAGTGCCAGATTCCCCATCGTTTTGGATCACGGCTCATCCAACGCTGTAATGCGTTACTAGGAAATAAACCAGGTTGACGGTCAAGAGTAGATTTCAATTCTGCTAAGAAACTATCCTCTACACGCTTAGACTTCAAATATACACGATATTTGTGTTTAGGTTCATCAACAAAGTGTTTGATTCCAGCATATTGACTAGTTTGGACTTGCGTGTAATTAGGGGTATACTTAGTACCAAGTTCTTGAGCAATTGATTGTAGCTTACTCAAGTCATTGCTAAAGATAGCAACAGTTTCACCTTCAATTCTTAGACTAACCACTTTGTCTTTCTTTCTAGTTTTCTGTAGCTTGATAAGAATTTTTAACGCTTCCTGATTATCTATGACGTCCTGTAAATCTACTTTCTTGATACTTCCATACCTAGGTGTCTCGCCTGCAATCTTCTTATCTAAATCTTCAGGAGTTTTACACCACCATACGTATCTCACACAAGGGATTGAAACCCTCATGCGATATTCATGGCTGTTGTAGTATAGACCATCACGGTACTCGTAATAATCTATACCTGGTACATCATTGACTGACTTCAATAATCCCATTTTCACCCACCGATGCTGTTAGTTTTTGTGCTACTTCAAATTCGATACCACTCTCACCCATCTTAGCAGTGATTACACTATTTTTGATGCGCTCAAACAGAATCTTCTTAGATAGTGGCACACGAACCAACTCGTCAATCTTACGTGCTAGAGGACGTGCGCCCATCTTCTTATCGTAACCTTCTTCTGCCAAGTGTTCGATAACAGGCTCAGACAACACAAGAGTAATGTTGTGTTTGTCAACTAATGACTTCTTCAAGTCCTCAGCGAATTTGACAACAATCTTCTTGATTGCAAGCATATCAAGTTTCTTGAACTTACAAACAAGATCCAAACGATTACGGAATTCAGGCTTGAAGAATTCACGCAATGCCTTTTCATCTTCACCCGTCTTTTCTTGACTGCCGAAACCAATCTGATTACGTTCACTATCACTTGCGCCCAAGTTACTAGTCATGATAATGATTGTGTTCTTACAATTGACTTCTTTACCGTTACTACCAGTGATACGACCTTCATCTAACATCTGTAAGAAGATGTTGAAAATATCAGGGTGTGCTTTCTCAACTTCATCGAACAACAAGATGCTGTGAGGATTCTTGCTCAAGTCGTTGATTAGGCGCCCACCGCTAACTTGACTGTCATTAAAGCCAACATAACCAGGAGGCGGACCGATCAAACTAGATACAGAATGCTTTTCGCCATATTCTGACATATCATACTTGAGCAATGGCATGTCGAGATTTTTACTCAACAACTTAGCCAGTTCTGTTTTACCTGTACCTGTTGGTCCCAAGAACAAGAAACTAGCAGTAGGCTTATTCTCGTTACCGATACCAGCGAAACTGACATAAACACGTTCAAGAACCTGATCTACAGTCTCATCCTGACCATACAACTTACCTTTAACGTTAACTTCTAATGTTTGGATACGATCCATGCTGTCACCATTAAGTTTGTCAGCTGGAACTCCTGTAAAACGTTCAACTTGTTGATAAATCATATCTTTATCAATCTGAACGCCTTTTTTGCCATCAACTTTCTGACGGGCGCATGCCGCATCCAACAAGTCAATACTCTTGTCAGGATTTTTACGGTCGTGAATATAACGTGCAGAGCTTTCAACTGCGGCATTGATTGCTTCGTCTGTAATCTCTACTTCGTGGAATTCATTTAGGCGTGAACTCAAACCCTTGAGAATACGAATAGTAGATTCTTGACTTGGTTCGTCAATAGAGACTTTATAGAATCTACGCATCAATGCACGATCCTTTTCGAAGGACTCGTAGAATTCTTCCCATGTTGTACTTGCAATAACTTTCAGTGTACCCTTAGTAATTGCGGGCTTAATCATATTCGCAAAGTCGATACTACCACCTGTAGAGCTACCAGAACCCTTCATAGTGTGTGCTTCGTCAATGAACAAGATTGCTTTCTTTTTAGAATTCAATGCATCAATGACAAGTTTGACCTTTTCTTCAAAGTCACCTCGATACTTGCTACCTGCAAGCAAGCCTGCAACTTCGAGGCTATATACGTCATAGCCATGAATGAATTCAGGAGCACTGCCATCCAAGATAACTTGAGCAAGACCTTCAGCAATTGCAGTCTTACCTACACCTGGATCACCAACCATCAACACGTTTGCTTTATAGCGTTTAGCGAGAACATTAACGATTTCATCAAGTTCTTTACTACGACCAATCAATGGCTCAAGTTTACCTTGTCGTGCAAGTTCGCTGAGGTTAGTTGTGTATTCTTCAAGGATTTCATCAGCTTGACCGTCTGTAAGTTTAGCTGTGTATTCAGCACCCTTGTAAGTCTTTTGCCAGTGCTGTACAAATTCTTGTTTGTTGACGCCATACTTCAAGAGGAAGTAATGTGCATGACTGTTACCTTCGCTTGCGATAGAAAGATACAAGTCGATTGTTGTAACTTGTCTACGACCAGTGAATAGAACCTGCGTCACGCTACGGTTCATTGTTCTTTCAAGTGCGTTTGTTTTGCGAGGTTGAACCTCAACAGATTTATCTTGTGCTTCAATAGCGTGTAGGCTGTCGAGATATGCAGCCACTTCTTGTGCCATCAATTCAGCTTCTACACCAAAACTGTCTAAACACTTTTTGAATGGAGTATGTGTAATCAATGCATGTAGCAAGTGTTCAACTGTTACATATTCGTGCTTGCGTTCTTTAGCACAAACAATTGCTTGCTCAATAATGCTTTCAATTTCGGGTGAGTTTGTCATAATTTCCTTTAGTTACTTAGATTTGGAACGCAAAATAGCATCTACTATTTCAGTGTCAATATTATCAGGTATGTATGGTTTTAGCAAGATAATTTGGTCTCCGTATTGACCACTATTATAAATGGGCATACCCTCTCCACCAATCTTTAGGTGCATAAATGGTTGTGTCTTTGGTGGAATTCTTACTTCTAGTGTCTTGCCTGAGATAGTTGTAAATTCGAAACTTCCTCCTACAACTAAATCAAAAACTGATACTTGCTGATTACAATATAAATCGTGTCCCCTGCGCTCAAATTTTAAATCTGATTGAACTCTAAATTCAACAATCAATCCTGATCCAGGAATAAGATTATCGAACCTAAGTTGTGAGCCAGATTCTACACCTTTGGGAATATCGATATTGACTACATGCGTTCCTGTGGGTGTTTGAAGTCTTAATGGCATTTGGTCACCATTATAACTTTGTTGTAATGAGATTACAAGGGATGTTCTAAATGCTTGAGGCTGTCTCTGTGAGTGTTGTCTAAAGACTTGCCCAAATATTTCATCAAAGTTGAATCCGTTAAATGCATTGAACCCATCATTGCCACTAAATCCATGAAATGGACTTCCTTGTGGCATGGGATTGTCATATTGCTGACGCTTTTGTGGATCAGACAATGTATCGTATGCTGTTTGGATTTTCTGAAATGTAGCGGTATCGCCACCCTTGTCTGGGTGATGTTGGCTTGCCAATTTGCGATATGCTTTTTTGATTTCGTCTGGGGTAGCCGTTTTAGCTACACCCAGTGTTTGGTAATGGTCCATTCATTGAGTATAACACAGAACTAATTCTGTGTCAACAATTATTTGGCGGCGCCTTCAATCTTCTCTTTTGTACGGCCATACGCGGCGATACCTAGAACTGCACCCATTGCAATGTGATACAATCCTGCACCTTGTAATGTCAATGGTTGCCATTGACTTGTAACGTTACCTTTGCTTAGTGCTTGTAATACAGACCAAAGAACTGGGAAAATAACAAAGTCTGCTGTACATGTTGCCATGTAAACCCATCCCATTGCAGGACGCCATTTCTTGTTGATCCAATCTGTATTATCGTTAGCTACTAATACATCTGCTCCCTGCGCGGCATTACTACCCGCGGCTGTGAGATTTTGTTGGGGTTGTTGAGCCATCGCTCCGGATTGTCCGAACCCTGTTGTTGCTGTTGGTGATCCAAAGCTATTAGATGCTCCGAATCCGCCTGTGCTCGGCGCGCCAAATGCTGTTGCGCCATTCGTTGTATTCCCGAATCCATTTGTACTCCCAAATGCACTTCCCTGAGGGAAAGCAGATACTTGTGGATCACTTGCTAATGCTTCGTGATGGTCATCATCGGTTGCAATTGCATTATCTTGTGGTCCTGATTTTCTTGCTAGTAATGTTTGTGGCATTTTATAACCCCGCTATCGATTTTAATGCTCTTATATCTTCGTCTTGTTTTTCATGCAACTTTACAGTATCTAGTCCTGCAACAGTACGCATCTCATTCAATTCATCTTCTTCTTCGACTTCAACTTTGTATTGATGTGGAGAAGTAACGATAACTTCTTTTAGTAATTCTTCTTTTGCTGAATACAATTTACCATCAACTTTGATTTTGTATTCGCTAGTATCTCTATCGGTTAGAGTTTTCAAATCATCTAACATTTCAATGATTTTAGCTGGCACAGAGTTTCTACGATAGAATTCAACGAACACTAGATACTTGCCTGGACTAACTTCACCATCACTAACTTGTGCATCTAACACCCAGTCATAACCACGCTCAAACCAGTCACTTAAATCTTCACCTGCTTGCTTATTACTAACTGTAAATGCTACAGTAACGATATCGCTGTCTTTGCCCATCTGTGCAGAGTATTCATCAACACTTACCTTAGGGTCAACGATACCTTCTAAGTCATGGTAATTAAGACCTTCATTTAGGATGTTCATTACATTGTCCCCTGTGGTGGAGGCATATTAGAATCTTCCATGTTACCGCCCATTTCAGGAGTTTGTTGCTGAGTGTCACCGCCCTCCTCAGAACCATCCTGATCTTCTGACTCTAAATCATCATCATATGCCTCATCTAGGTCATTTAAGTCAACTTCTTGTCCTGCCAAGTCAACAGAACCTTCACGGATATCATCCATTAAATCTTTAGGCATTTCAATGTATACTAACCAAATCTCACGCTCTTTCATTTTAGGATATCGAGTACCAGGTTGGAAGTCATCATAATCTTCAACTTCTACAGGGACACGAATCTTTGTCTTTTTCCACTGTAGGTCGCAACCTAGACTTAGTAGACGCTTAGATCCACGTGGATCGGGCATAAGTTTGTATGGCCACATGAACATGCAACCTACTGTATATCGCTTTACAACTGGACCTTGAACTAATTCACCTAGTTCCCAGTTTTTGTAGGCATAAAGATCAGCCTCGTCCAATACTCGCTCAAAGTCAAGTAGGACAGCCATTGAACCATCACTGGTAAAGATACCCTTGATAGTGTCTATAATGCTGACGTAATCAACATCGTCAAAGAATTTGTCGGCAGTTTTAATCATAGTTGTATTTATCTTTTTCTGATTGAATACAACTTTTGAAAAGTTCCGGGGTTAGCCTAATATTTATACTAAAAGATTGTGTTAAAAGTATGCTACTATATGTGGTTTTATTGACCTTAAATAAACTTGAGTGTTATGAGAACTCATGCTCTTACAAAGGAGAAGTATTTTGAGCAAAAGAAAAACTAGCGCATTACGTACAACAGACACACGTTTTTCACACAGTAAAAAAGAAGGTAAAACATTCTACACGAATGAATCAAAGACAATCGATTTCACACAAGTAACTCAGAAGCCAAGAGTACGCAAACCCGTAGAACTCATCCCCAAATCCATTAATCAAGAAAAATATATTTTAGCACTACTTGACGAGAAGACAGATATAGTCGTGGTTTCGGGACCAGCAGGGACAGGGAAAACGTATCTAGCCATGCAAGCCGCTATCAAAGCAATGCGAAACGGTGAGTGCGACAGGATCATTTTAACTAGACCTGCAGTCGGTGTCGATGATGAAAAACATGGGTTCTTACCAGGTGATATCAATCAAAAGATGGAACCTTGGACTAGACCATTGTTAGATGTATTACGAGAGTATTATTCAACTAAGGAAATCGCAGACATGTTAGAGGAGCAAATTATTGAAATTGCACCGTTAGCATTCTGTAGAGGTCGCAACTTTAAGAATAGTTGGATTGTGCTTGATGAAGCTCAAAACGCTACTCCAAGCCAGTTAAAAATGATTATGACACGCATCGGAATCGGTAGCAAGATTGTCATCACTGGTGACGTAGAACAGACAGATAGACGCACGCCTGAGAATGGGCTCCTAGACTTACTAAGTAAGCTAGATGGTGGAAAGGGGGTGATTCCAGGCATGGCGTCTTGCAAGTTCGATATGAAAGACATTCAACGTCATCGTATCATTGAACACATCTTAAAGATGTATGCATAAAAAAGGGGCTTTAAGCCCCTTTTATATTCCAATCAATTACTTTGGTCTGTATAAGTTTAGACCTAAAATCATGCAATTCACTTGGTGTAGTTGGTATACTCAACGAAACACTGTTTTCTTTTATGTCAATTAGTTGACCAAGTTTACAATATCCAAATGCTATTTTTGGATCATTGATATCTATTCCCCAAAACTCTTTTCCTCCCCTATCAATATAGAATTTATTCCATCGAGCCATCAATAAGTCTTGTTTTTGTTTAGTGCTATAAAAATTATCAAAAAATGACAACCTGGTTGAAGCATTGAAGGTTCTTTGTGGTACAAATTGTTCTTTTGGAGTTTCAAAATCGTTTACAGAGAACAATTCGTATGCATGCCGACCCACATGTGTGTAATGTAAACAAAGACTTCCAAAATCAAAGAAAGGTGTATAGTGTTCAAACGCTGAATCAGGTAGTGGGTAGAATTCAAATATGGTTTTGTTAAAGTCTAATGTTAGTCTAAGCAGACCTGAATCTGTGTTACCTTTGATAAAAATAGATTCTAGCCAGTGAATTATATCGTTGTATTCAGTTAGACTTGGCCATGCTCCCATATACTTAGGATCATTTTTCATTTCAGGGAAATGAACATGCATAATCTGTAATGCTTTTCTCCATGTATCGTCATTTATTTCATGTTTTATGACTTTCTCTGGAGCAAACGTATTAATGTAATCTGCTAGTTCATATAACCTATTGATTTTTTCTTGTATCATTTCAGGAGTTTTCCAACCCATAAAATGATTTATTTTACAGCATTCAGTAACATTACGCTGTACAATAAGGTCAGCCCATTGTTTTGCAATGGGCGAATCTTCTAATTGATAAAGTAAACTCAACCCATTCGTGAAGTTTATTTCAAACTGCATTAGGTTTTTCTTGTTTTGTAATCTGTGCTTCTTTTTCTAGTTGAGTAATCAAATTAGGATAGACTTGAGTATAATACTCATGCATCTTTTCAAAAGATGTGTCAACTACTTTGCCTTCAATAACACACTTAGTAACCTTCTTATCAGCATAGTCAATGATAACGTTACATGTCTGTAAATCTGCTGGCTTTACTTTCTTAGCTACTGCTACTTGTTCATCAATTTGACCGCCAGGCTTTCGTAAAAACGTAATTAATAGATATCTCAACTTGTTAACTCCACTAGTGTTGCGGCCATACTGATTTCAGGAATTCCAACTAATGTCAGATTTGCTAGGCCATTGCGAATAGTAATGATACTCGCATCTTTCTTTTCTTGTGAGTTGCCCCACAAGTCTAAATTGTCATACATCCAACGATACACATCCTCAATCTTTGTAGGATAGAGTGCGATATACTGCATCAGTTGCTGTCTGCCTTCTAATATCTTACCAGCTTTGAATAAGTTAGTAGCTTCAAGCAATAGTTCATTCTCGCTGGAACCCATAGTTTGTGCGGGAATTAGCTTGCCAGTTGTGCTATTGACTTGCAGTTGATTCAAACATTTACGCAAGTCTGGATAAGATGCACGAACATAACTGTCTAGTGTATCCAAATCAAACTCAACACCTTCAGTAACCAATACTGTCGCGGCTCTTGCAGTGAACTCAGTCTTATCAGGTTTGCTGATATGAACGTGATGACAACGACTCTCACGAATCGCAGGGATAATTTTCTCTGGATAGTTACAAGTCAAGATGAAACGTACAGACGTTGAATATGTTTCCATATCAGTACGTAGTGCGGCTTGTGTCAAATGAGGCAATGAATCGGCTTCATCCAGCAATACAACTTTGAACTTACCAAAAGGCATAGTTTGAGCAAATGACATTAGACGGTCACGAACTAAGTCAATCTGACGTTCACGTGATGCATTGATTTGCAACACATCGTATTCTTCAATGCCCAGGTCATGAATCAATACTTTAGCAAGAGTTGTCTTGCCAGTACCAGGATCACCACTAAACAACAAGTGCGGGATCATTTCTTCTTTGACCCAACCTGTTACTTGCTGTTTCAGGCGCTCGTCAGTGAATACATATTCTTCTACTGTTTTAGGGCGATACTTTTCAACCCATAATTGATTCTTCATCGCTTCAATGCTTCCATAGTAATGATTTGTGAGATATGCTTGCCAAGTTCTTGTTCGTCATTGACAACATACAGATTAGTATCTACTCTATCATTTCTGTTATCATATTGTCTAAATTCAATTGCCCAACCACCGCTAGCTTTGAACATTTTGAAAGTGATTGGCTCTGTACTGAGGTCATCACTTTCTCTGACTGCAACTGATCGGCGCACAGGCTTTGGGCGATTAGTATTGCCAATTATCAAGCCTGAAGGCTCTGCTTCTTCAACTGAATTTGCTTGGTTAATCTTGTTACCCAACCATCTATAAAACCATTTAATCATTAGTATACCTTATCACTCATTGTTTCGTCTTGCATCGGCTCATCCGATATCAGTAGTATATCATTAGGATCTACTTTACGCAACGTGACTTTGCCCTCTGGTGTTTCAACTGTGATACCACGTGTCCAACGGCCGTGACTGATAAGAATGTACTTACCAATTTGTAATTCTGGGTCCTTCACATCAGGACCCAAACCATAAATCTTTGCCCAACGTGGACGAATACCAGAACTTTTCTTGTCATCGTCCAATAGAACGATACCACCTTTACTGATACGTTCATCAAAGTGCATGTCCGAAACAACAATGTTGTCGTGCATGAACTTTAGTTTTTCTACTTTTGTAGGGCTAAATGCTGGTTTACTATACTCGCTCATTACTTTCCTTCTTTTGCTTTGATTGCTTCAACTTCTAAATCATCATCAAATGAATCTTCCAAATCTTTCTCAGCTTCGGTCAATTCTTCTTTGATTTGTGGTTTAGGTGGTTGAGTTTTTGCAGGGGTCGCTGGTCGTTGTGCTTGTGCAGTCTTATTGCCCACAGTCTTTGCATATGACTGAGTGACCTTTTCATTTACAGGCTTAATAACTCTACCATAACTATCGATGGTATCACCACGTGCGTTTACACTCATGTTCCCTACTGCACGAACATGCTCATTCTTTGCGGCTAACGCATCCATATCAACTGTTTTTCCCATTGCTGAACGATAATTTGCCATAATTTTCTCCTTATTTCAAAAACTCGTCTATTGACAAGTCATAATATAAACTATTTATTTTGTGTACTCCCAGCAAAAACAATACAAAACTTGCTACACTTGATCCACGACCCACTCCCCAAAGTATGTTATTTTCACGCATTGTATCTACCAAATATTTTAGATATTGCAATAGTGTAAACATACCTCGTTCTTGGAACATGAGAAGTTCTTGACCCGCACGTTGTAGTTCTGCATCTGACCTACATTGGTCTAACACGTATTGGGCAACGTCAAAGTCATAATATTTTTCAGGCATTAACCAAACCGATTGCATTGCCTTGTCAAATTCTTTAACAGAGCAATTAAATGGTTCATATTTAATTAGTTCAGGTTTGTTTTCAAGTTCTAGTACTTCATCAAACTTGCTGGGATTGTTCACCAAAACCTTTTTCATTATGCGAGTTGGATCTTGCAAGTACAGCAAGCATAATTCCATCTCGTCATAAATCTGTTGACCGTAAACGTCAGTTCTCATTTAATGAGTATACTACATAAGTTGAGTAAAAATCAACTCTTTTCGGTTTCTAATGTGAAAATAATTTCTGATGTTTCAGGCTTATGTGGTGTAGACCAGCATAGTTCTACCTCTGCCCAATCTGTTTTAGCTTTTTTGATATTAACAATCTTTTCCTTTTTATTTGGTTTATGATTGTCTATGCGTGTGCTGGACTCGTTCCACCAATCAGTTTTGGACATGAACAACTGATGTTCTTCTTCGTTATCAAAACAATATTCAACTTCATCGCTTCCACTTGCTTTGAAGATAAGATTTGTTAGAACCATTTTACCTTCAGTAACTGCGTTTATCTTGTTAAAGATTGCTAACGCAATAATCTGGTCATAAGGTTCTTCTGGCAGTGTGCAAGTTCTTATACCTAATGCACGAAACTGGTCAATCGCTTTCTTCTCAGAGTCCTCAATGAATACAGAATTTTCAAGACAATCTGAAACTATGAACTTGATGCGTTCTAGTGCGATTAATTGGTCGTCTGGGTTTATATCGTACAAGTCAAAATATGCCAACATATTTACCGATACGACACGGGTTTCATTCTCGTGGTATATACTTGCTAAAAAATCAAAATTACGTCTAATTCTAGCTATCAATTTCGCCCTCTTTGCGTACTTTGATGGCTCCTTGAATATTTTGCTTTTTAATCATTTCATCCATTTTCTTATTGTACTCGTTCTTGTAGTTTTCAAGTACCATAGTAAGTTGGTGAATCATTGGACCGTTCTGCATTCTATATGCAAAATGCAGTTTAGTGGTTAGATTAGACATGGTTGTCTGAAGTTCTTCTAAAGACTTTTCAGACAATCCAGTTACAAAAGGGTGTTCCATCGAAGGTATTTATTTACCAAGAAGTCAATGGAATCTTTTTCCAAATATCATTCCCAATAAACGCAATTGCATTGCAATCAGTTGTTGGAGTTGCGTTAGCAAGAGTTACGACAGTACCAGCGACACCACTGGTTCTAGACTGACTGATAGTAATGTTTCCACCGGAACCTATAGTCTTTATGTAATATATAGTTCCTGCAGATAATCCACCGACCACATCACCTTCAAATACAATAGGCGCATTAACTTCTAATGAGTTTGTATTGTTTAATGTGATATTTCCTGTATCGTAAGTTGCACTCACTGTCTTAGTATACATGGTAGAATCATATGTATTTGTACAGACATACATGTAAGTAACAGGATTACCATTCATAGCACTAGTAGGACTACTATTGCCTGCTAAGTTTACGTTTGCACCACCAATAGAAGAACACACAGTAAATGTATTACTAGAAACTACGTTACGTACATAGTATGTTGTTCCTATTGTAATGTTTGCTTCCATGCTTGTGCCTGTAAAGACGATTGGCATGTCTGTGAATAGCTGTGCTGTATTACCAGTTGTCGTAAAATAATCTGCGGAGTTTGTATTAGCAATTGGCAATTGATATACTGCTGGATCAACTGATACTGTTCCCGCAACATCTCCTGGCAATCCAGTTGGTGTAATAGAACGTTGTTGAATTTGTGTAGATTGTCTTGGTCTATTGATTGGTGTGACAGCAATGCTATTACCGCAATCAATGGTGCTGAAATTGTATGTCACTGCTTCAACGCCATTAGGTATAGTCAATGTGGCTAGACCGCCTACATTTGAATAGTTTTCTAGTGTTTCTGCACCAAAGGCATTTACTAATTGAACTTCTGCAGGTAAAGTGATTACCGCAGATGTATTACCTATATTGAAATCTACTTGAACACTGCTCTGTGTACCAGTTGGACTCCATCCAGTAAACTGTAGTGTTGTGTTACCTACGATTGTACCATACTGTACATCACCTAAGCTAGCATTAACTGTTGCAATGCCAGAAATAGCATTACCTAAATTATATGTTGTTGCTCTGAAACCACGTGTAGATGCATTGCTAATAAGTGTATTAGCCATGTCATTGTTTAATGTGGTACCGTTCAATGCCGCCTTCAAAACTACTTTGTTTTGTAGGTCAGTAAGTTCATTATAACCAGTGTCTAAGTTTGTTTTGATCGCCGCAAAATTATCACGAAAGCCCTGTGAGCTTTGGTTGATACCAGGTACTGGATAATTTACATTGATTCCGCTTGTGTTTATTTGACTCATATATTAATTCCGTATCTAATATTTAGTATTGTGTTTTGTTCGGTAAAATAGTTTTTCTCGGGAACAATACATAAAAATCTTGACTGTCTAGTGGATCAGGTGCTGGTGTTGCACTTGGTAATGAATCCCAAGCAGGAGGATCACCTGCGCTATCGTAATTATATGTTGCGCTCTTATCTACACTGAATCTATCAAGTTCAAAATTAATCTGATTCAAAGTGAATGGTAGCAATGTCTCGATGTTGTTTTTAACTGTCTGACTGAATCCAGGTTTTGTATAGCATATTACCCAAGCCGCAGTGTAACCTAGTGTACTACCATTTTCCTGTTGGCTAGTCATCCACTGTGGTAACAACTTACTATTGTACTCTTGTCCTAGTGTCTGCGCTACACGATTACGCATGTTTGACAAACTGTTTGGATATAATACACGTGCATATCCAGGTGTTAAACTTGTATAATATTGCTGACCTAATTGCTCTTCCCAACTAGTCTTTATTGATGTGCTACTTGTATACCAAGGACCTAATCCTAAATCAATAAATCTAGGCCAGTAAATTTGCTCACTGATACTAACTCCTTTTGGATTTACTAAGTTGTCAATTATTTCACTATATACTACTTCGTAAATAACTTCACCTGCATCATTCTTGGCAATTGCAGTTTTTATCTCACCAAGTGTGATATTTCTCCAATAGTGATTTCTTTGTACAGCGTCTAGGTACTGTTGAATGTCGCTTGCATATATTCCATAAGCGTGTTCATATATTACACTTGACGCTTTTCCAAAGTATTGATCCTCTGGGCGATATATCATTTCAGGTGGAATAATTGTATCGTTGTTTAATAATGAATCTAACAACACTCTATCATTAAGAGGTGGTGTTGCTTTGATATAAAGAATATCAGTTGGCTGAGTGAATTCTTGTAGAACAGTAACTGTAAATGTTTTAGATGAACTCACTGATGTATATTTTGTAGAATATGCTTGAACAGTAAATGTGTATTCAGTCGTTGAATTTTGTTCTAACAGTGTACTAGTAGGTTGGTCTGCAACTCTGCCTATTATTTCTCCTGATGTTGACAAAACTAAATTAGGTGGCAACGATCCTGAAGTTATTCTATAAGATAGAGGAACATCACTAATTGCTCGGACAAACAATGTACTGATATTACCATTGAGGATCGTTCCAAGATTGTTACCAGAACTCCAAACAATTTTTCCAGTAATATCTTTTTGTACATCCATTACAAAGTTAAAATAAGGTGTTGCATATTGAGGAGCATCTGCCTTAAACACACTAACACTAAAACTATAACTACTGATACTAGCAGTTGCTAATGTAGGAGTACCTGTTATCCATCCTGTATTAACATCACCTGTTAAGAAACTAGGTAATCCACTAAAACTATATTGTAATGGGTTGCTATCAAAATCATATCCTATCATTTTGAATGCAAAAAATTCCCCGCTTTGAAATTTACCTAAAGACGCAGGAGTTGACGGTGCTACAGGTGGCAGTGAATAATATCCATAGTAGGGGTCGCTGTCGTTTAAGTTATACGTTAAAGGTCTAGTATTTAATAAAGTAGGTATTCTAGTGTTTGGGAGTCTTCCAGGACCACCTTGATTAACAGGAGTGTTTTGGTTAATCACTGTTATAGAATATGAGGCAGTATTTCCACCCAATGGACTAGTTATTTCTAATGTAAAACTGTATGTTCTTATAATAGGTTGTCCAGTTGAAACTGATGGTAACGTAACTGTCATTGAACCTACACCGTCACCTAGTAATTGAACTAAGCCACCTTGTGTTGAAGTAATAGTAATTGTATTATTAGAAGATATTGACTTAATATAATAAGTCTGTCCAGAAACGATATTACCAAATACAGTTCCTGTGAAAATGATAGGCCTACCTACAGAAAATCCTGATGTTGACAGAACTGTTATTTCATTAGTCGCACTACTTGTTGCAGAGGCCAATGTAGTTATTAAAGGTCTGTTAACAGTAACTGTTGGTGGTTTTGCATAACCTCTGATTACACCTAAAATATCAATCTCTAATCCTGGTGGCAACTCACCTTCTTTGACTTGAATAATTACTGGATTAGAAGAATCGGGGTTTGAAAATGTTATAGGTAAATCAATCCATGTACTATCTAAAATTGAGCTTATTAATCCAGGTGGCGTAGTGAATGCTGGTATGGCAGAACCTGAAATTTGCATAGAAAATGTACGGTCACGAATGTTACCTAAATTATCTGTCACTCTTACAGCAAAAGATGATGTAGTTAATTGAGTTACTAGTGAAGGTGTTCCAGTTATTAAACCAGTTGAATCCATTGTTATACCTGGTGGTAATGACCCACTCAACAACGTATACGTTATCGTTGTTGCTGGTAGTACAGGTTCTGCTTCCAATTGAAAACTCATTGAAAACAATGCAGGGTAATTTCCTATTGAGCCCGCAGTAGTGATCCATACAGGTTGTGCCATATTATCCCTGTCTTGTTAGAAAGTGCATTGCTTCATCAAAGTGATGCTGTCTATCTGCTAAACCAATAGTACCACCATTGATACGTTTTGTTAACGTGATAAAATCATTCTTATCACAATAGCTATTCAAGTTGTTGTTATCCCAAAACCAGCCTGCACTTGATACAGCGCCATTAGGTGTCTCTAAGTATTGTGCAGTTTCTTCAACGCTGATTCCCAAATCTTCTGCTAATTTTGTATAGTTCTGACGACCTGTTAATTGAATCAATCCACGACCACAGAAACGATATCCATCACCTGATTCTTCTGGTCCGTTGCCCATGCGATTAGCATAAACACGATTAGCAATCTTCTCAGGTTTACGTTCATACTGCTTTGCTAAATCTTCTGTAGGGAAATACTTTTTGAATGTTGTCATTAGACCTTTAGCACTATAGTTCAAATTTTCTTTAATGAAATTAAAGCCACCTGATTCGTGTGCAGTTTGCGACAAGAACCCTGCTAATCTTGCTGGGTTCGCTGTCATTTCATAATATTCTGCGACAGTGTTCAATGGCTCAACATAACCCTCTAATACAGAAAGTTTTGTCTTTGGACACATATGTTGTAATAATTCTAGTGTTACTTGCATTCTTATCCCCTATTATGCGTATGTACCAGTCACAGTATACCACTGTGTTGTTGTAGGTGCAATGAAATGAACTGTTGAACCTACAGGCTGTGAGTATGCGGCATTTGTTGCACCTCCATTAACTGCGGCGCCTGATGCAGGATATACGTTAACTGCGGTAGATCCGTTATTTGTAACATAAACTGACATACCTGCTACTGCTGTTGGCAATACAACACCGTTAGCACCTGCTGATACTGTAGACACAATGTTAATTGCTTTTGTCAACGCTGTTGCACCACCTTGTGTTGTGCCTGATGCAGTAATACCCGTTGTTACACCAGTAATGTCGAAGGTAGTTGCAATAATATTTCCACCAGTAACGTTACCTGTCACTGATAGAGATGCAAGTGTACCCACAGATGTAACGTTAGGCTGTGCGGCAGTTGACAACGTACCAGTTAACAATGTACCAATAACGTTGCCACCTGTAATGTTACCTGTAGCCGTAACGACACCTGCTGTGCCAATATTTCCTATGTTTGCATTTCCTGATACAGATAATGTTGTTAACGTACCTGTGCTTGTGATATTAGGCTGTGCCGCAGTTGATAATGTACCAGTCAACAATGTACCAATAACGTTGCCGCCTGTGACGTTACCTGTTGCAGTAATTAGTCCCGAGACACCTAAGTTACCCACGTTGCTATTACCAGTACCACTGATATTACCAGTGAATAGAGTTGCAGAAACATTACCAAAGATACCGTTTCCAGTAGCACTAACTTGTCCTGTAGTAACCACGTTACCAACATAAGCATTGCCTGTTACCGTGATTACACCAGTTGCACCTATGTTCCCAACGTTAGCGTTTGCAGTAGCACTCAATAATGTTGCATAAACTCCAGTAGCACCTAAGTTACCTACGTTGCTGTTACCCGTTCCTGATATATTACCAACAAACAATGTCGCACCGATGTTACCTACATTAGCATTACCAGTTACTGATAACGAACCGCCTGTTACTAAATTACCTGCTGTAACGTTACCCGTAGCAGTAACTAAACCTGCAGTACCGATATTACCGATATTAGCATTACCTGATATGCTTAATGATGTTAGTGTACCAGTACTTGTGATATTAGGCTGAGCACCTGTAGCTAATGTTCCAATGATCGTACCAGTAGCTGATAGAGTAGTTGCTGTTGCAGTACCTGGAACAGAAATATTTCCAAAAGAACCATTACCAGTAGCACTTACTAAACCACTAGTAATTAAATTACCACCAGTAATATTACCTGTAGCAGTGATTAGACCTGCACTACCAATATTACCTATGTTTGCGTTACCTGTCGCAGTTATATTACCAGTAACTGATAAGTTAGGATCATCAAATTTGATATTAGCACTTGCTAGAATTGTATTTGATCCTGAGCTATACAACATTGAATTAGCTGTACCTGGAATAACTTGAGTAATAACAGTCTGATATGTTAGTACGTTTGAGCTATCATTGTATAGATAACCTGTAGATCCAAGAATCTTAACGTTAGCTATATTTCCTAAATTTGCAGTACCATTAACTGAAAGACCAGTTAGTTGTCCTAAACTAGTAATATTTGGTTGTGCATTTGCGTTTGCTGTTATAGTACCAGCGATGTTACCTACAATCACACCACCTGTAATTGTTTTATTTGTAGCAGTAGTGATGTTAATATTAGAAGTAAGTTCAGTTGATGTTGCTACTAATACTGCGGCCGTGTTGTTTATATTGAAGGTTGCATTAGCACTGGTTACAACAATACTTGTGTAATTTGCAACATCATTTGGTGCAACAATCAATGAGTTTGCGCTTGTTTGAACACCTGTTAATAGATGACCATTACCATGGTAAAAATTAGCATAAACATCATCTGTAGCATATAAATTGCCTACGTTTGCATTACCAGAAACTGTTAAGGTTGTTAAAGTGCCCGTGCTTGTAATATTAGGTTGTGCCGCAGTTGTTAAAGTACCTGTTACATTTCCAAACAATGCGTTATTGCCACCAATATTACCTACGTTGGCATTACCTGTCACTGATAGGTTGGCACCTACTAAGAAACTACTAGATTGAATATTACCTGTTGCAGTGATTAGACCTGCAGTACCCAAATTACCAACGTTAGCGTTAGCAGTAGCACTTACGCTTGTTGCATAAACACCCGTAGCACCTAAGTTACCTACGTTACTGTTACCAGTTCCTGATATATTACCAACAACCAATGTAGCACCTAAGTTGCCTACGTTAGCATTTCCTGATGCACTCAATGTCGTAGCAAATACACCTGTAACACCTAAGTTACCTACGTTGCTATTGCCTGTACCACTAATGTTGCCCACAAACAAAGTAGCGCCCACATTACCAATGTTGGCATTACCTGATACAGATAGTGATACTAATGTACCTGTACTTGTGATGTTAGGCTGTGCGGCAGTTGTTAACGAACCTGTAACATCGGTAAACACACCTGAAGTAGCTCCGATATTACCTACATTAGCATTTCCTGTTGCGCTAATTGTGCCACTAGTTATTAAATTACCTGCTGTAACGTTACCTGTAGCTGTAATTAGTCCAGAAGTGCCTAAGTTACCTACATTGGCATTACCAGATGCTGATAACGTTGATGTTGTTGTTAGTCCACTTGTTACTAAATTACCTGCTGTTACATTACCTGTTGCAGTGATTAGACCTGCAGTACCCAAATTACCAACGTTAGCGTTAGCTGTAGCACTTAGGCTTGTTGCGTAAACACCTGTAGTTCCTAAATTACCTACGTTAGCATTACCAGTAGCACTAATTGCTCCACCAGTTACTAAGTTACCTGCAGTAACGTTACCTGTAGCTGTAATTAACCCAGCAGTGCCAATGTTACCAATGTTTGCGTTGCCTGAAACGCTTGCACTTGTTAACGTGCCTGTGCTTGTGATATTAGGTTGAGCACCTAATGTGATAGTACCAGCATAGGCTGCGTAATTAGCATTAGCAACATCCCCTACAATATTACCACCTGTTAGGTTTGTTAAATAACTACCATCTCCAATAAAATAGTTACCTGTTACAGAATTCCCTAAAATAGCGTTTCCTGCGACTGAAAGATTACCACTGATTACTGCATTATTAGAAACAGTTATATTTGAAACAGTCACTGTACTGGGAAGTTCAATATAAACAGTCTTTGAATATGAATCGTATGTTGCTGATTTAGTTGACGGGTTTGGGTTTAAACCAATGTTTAATGTTGTTGAACTGAAATTTACATAAGCAATATTTGCACTAACAATAACATTACCTGTAGGGGCATTAACTGTAATGCCTAAGCCAGCTGTTCTATTAACAGAGGTAACTGATGAGTTAGACGTTACATTGAATAACTCTGAGAAATTAGTGTTTGCCTTTTGAAACGCGGCTCGTATTGAATCCGCTGATGGGTCATCAGGGAATGAGCCGAAGTCTATGTTTTGTTGCGCCATATCTATATCACCTTATCAAGTATTTATCGTTTTTAGATAAATGGTATGTCCAAAAAAATACCCGACTATTGCCGGGCATTTTTTAGAGTTTTATCAATTACTTGATACCTGCTAACGCCTTCCAATCACTAATTGATTCGTTTACGTCAGTTGTATCATGTGATACTGTGCGATTTAGTTGGCTTGCAACAACTGGAATTGTTGTCTGACCAGTTTGCTTACGCTTGTTCAAACCACCAGAAATTGCATTTACCATGAAATCAATATCTGATTCGAATGAGTCATCTGTACCTCGTTGACCTGCATCATTAGCCCATTCATTTAGGCTGTTTTCATCTTCTGCGGCATCGTATTCGGCAGCAGATTTATTTGCTTGAGCAGTATCTTCAATTTCTTCCTCTTCTTCGGCTGCGCCCGAATCAGGAGCATTATCTTCAGCGACTTCGTAAGTCATTTGATCTTCAGACTCAACTTCGTCTACTTGCTCTTTATCGTCATGGTCACAACTGCATTCAGATTCTTCCATGCCACAACCTTCACATGTTGATTCATCAGTTTCTTCTTCGTGGTCGTGTTCATGTTCTTCTTCATCTTCGTAATCGTCAGAGTCACCTTCTTCGTGACCTTCTTCGCCACCAATAGCAACTACTTCAGGTTGACCTGCACCACCTGTAACTTTTTTAATTAATGCCATCATACCATCGTGGTCGTCAACAACATCAATGTCATCACCGTTAGCACCAATTTCTGCTGGCTCGCCAACGTCAACTGTCATTTCATCACCACCTTCGTGACCCATTGGCTGAACAGTTTGCTCATCACCACCAAATAAACCTAAACCAGCTTGCTTGATAATGCTTAGTAATTGTTCTGCTTCTTGGTCTTGTGCTGAAACACTTACTGAATCAGGACTACCTTCTTGACCTTTACTGATAGAAACAGTCATACCTTCTTGTATTGTACCGTATTCTTCTAGTAAAGAGTTCAATTGATTATCCCATGACTCAAAAACACCTTCTTCTTCAAGAGAAGAATGGTCAGTGAATGTCTTACCACCAACACTGAACTTACCACCAGTTGGTGTTCTATTCAATGCGCCAGTGAATGCGTTACCTTCATCAAATTCTTCTTCATCTAACGACGGTGTGTGAGCACCATAACTTGCCATATCATCGACTGTGCTTGATGGAGCTTCACCCATTACAGAGATACCTGCGATAGGAACTTGACCATAGCATTCGTCTAGACCTTCTTTGAAGCCATCGTGATAAGCACGTGCTTCTTCAACGTCATCGTACTTGCAACTATAATTTTGCTTAGATAACGCATGTGATTTACCTGCGTGATGCGCGGCTTTTATTCGTGTATCCATACCTTCTTTCACTGCTTTCTTTTTATCTTTAGCAGCCTTCTTCATAGTTTCTTTTTTGTTACCGTCTTTATCTAGATCGATATAGTCAGGCTTAGCATCTTCAAACGTTGCTTGACTACGACCAGCACCTAAGCCAGCACCCATATCACCATCGTGAACTGGTAGATCAGCTTCGTTCATTTTGCCACGTAGCTTTGCTAGAATAGCACCAGCTACACGCTTGCCTGCTTCTTTAGAACCATAGCGTTTGCCTGCATCTTTGGCAATCTTGTCAAAGTTCTTACCTGGCTTGCCAATGTCTTTACCTGCACGTGCTTTTTTAGCACTGTAATCTTCTGCATCTTCTTCCATAGATTGCTGATTGTCAGCACCCATAGAGCCTGAAGTCTGTTTTGTTTGACCAGGAGTTGTTTGACCGCCTTGTTGAGGAATACTTACTGTAGTAAGTTGCTTGTCTTTAGCAGCCTTGTCCAACGCAGCCTTCAATGCTGGATTGTTTTTGATATCAATGATTGTTGGCTCTGCTGATTTGCCACCTGCTTGAAAACCAGGAACTAATGTTTGTGTAGGAGTTAATGCGGCTTCACTTAATGCTTTGTCTAATGACTCAAAGTATTCTTTCAAGCCTTTTTTCTCAGCTTTCTTTTCGGCCTTGTCAGCGTCTTTCATAGGAGTGACTTTACGACCTGACTTACCTTTTGGTGCTGTACCTGATGTACGACCAAAGATATCGCCTTTAGGTGTATCAAATTTAGGACCTTCATCCTTCTCTTGACCGCCACGCTTCTTTTTAGGGCCATTAGCTTTTACTTTCTTGCCCTCATCATCTTCATCGTCTTTACGTCCATAACCACCTGCGTCAGCGGTGTGAACACGACCTTTACCTGTTTCTTTTGTTGCTTCATTCAACTGGTCTAGTTGTGATAATAAACTTTTGAAATCCATTTTATATTCCTTTATTATTTTCTTGCGCCAGTTGCTGGCTTTGGTGGTCTAGTGATTGTTGACATTGGACTCTTTTCACCTCTTGGATCATTAGCCAAGTATGGTTTGAACGGATCAAACGCATCAGGTGTTTTCTTACCTTCGTAAGGAATGTCAATCTTAGAACCTTCTGATTGTGTCTTAATAGAATTTAGATACGAATCACTATAAGCCTTTGCCGCTTCTTTAGCACCAGGCTGTTCTTCTAGTTCTGGATGTAGCAACAATGGATTATGATCTGCCTCGTTAGCATAGCCCTCTGACTCGCTATTGATGCTATCATCAAAACGTGAATCAATAACACGAACCATGTTGACGTTGTAACCTAACAATTGAGCAATCTGTTGAATCATTGGCTCAGTTGCTGGATAGCGAAACTCTGCCTTAATGATGTTCACTGATTGATTTGCTAGATTAGGAAATCCATATGGAGACTTTTGAATAGGGGTTGTTACTGGTTCACTGATTTTGACTGGATCAAACTTATTCAAATTGTACTTGAATAAGTCCATAAAGTTCTTATCAATGTCGCCAGCAATCTTGATTGTGTAGTTGTAAGTTCTTACGCTTTCAACGATGTATTGTTTGAGGCTTCGCATGTTTTATTCCTGTATTCTGTATTTATCATTCTTGGTCTTTTTTACTTGCCAACATCTTGAGTAGTTCATTGCGGTCTAAAGCACGACCTTCACCTAATGGAGTTGCTTCAATTTGCTCTGATTTAGACTCTTGTTTCATGTCTAAAGACGCTTTCTTTAGCTGTAATTCAATCATTTTCAGCTTTTTATTGAGCTTTGCTGTTTTAGCATTAATAGCATGTCCTAGCATAGAACTAGCACTATTGAAGATTTCAGCACTGAATCTACTATCGACTTGCATACCCAAATCCATCAAGTCTTTATAGCTTGATGTTGCTAGGCTTGCTAACTCATCCATCTCACCATCAGCCATTTCCAACCCACGAACTGCAGGCAGTGCCTCTTCGATTTTCTCTAGGTTATTGAGTGCTTCTTTAGTTACTAACTCAGCATTATGTGGAATGGGTTTAGCGAGATCAGCGATCTCGTCTGGTGGAAGTTCAAAGAGTTGCTCTAATTTTTTGGTCATAAGATATTTATTTACTTACGCCCATTATAAAACAAATCATCTTCCGTAATTACTCTGAACGTATAACCTTGTTGTTTACAGTAAGCAGATGCGGCTTGCCACTTTGCGTGATTCACAGCCACTACTAACTTGTCTTTTGCACTTGCTTTGCTTTCAACAATACTTTGCTTCTTGGGTTTGATTTCGACCATTTCAGCAATCTTTTGACCTCGTTTGTTTTGATAGACTACAAAGAAGTCAGGAATGTAATTAGTAGGCTTTCCCGTTAGTGGATGACGATAGGGGATAGCAATTGCTTCACTTGCCCAATACAATACATGATTATTGTTATCACAGAACGTCATAAACGTTAGTTCCCAACCACTTCGGTATCTGGGAGTATGTTTACCTACATACTTTTGAGGATTCTTTGGAACGTATGTGCCCTGTGCCCACTTAGCCATATTATACTACTATGTTTCTAGCTACGGGATTGTTTGGCTTTGGTATTGCACCAAGACCATAAAGTGAAGTCTTTGACTTGAAGCTATTTAGATAATAAGCTAATGTAGTATCTACTTCTAGTTTTGTTTTACCTCTTAGGTTTTCAAGCAAATCAATTACTGGTATTTGTGTTTCCTGTGCTATCCTAAACAAATAAACAGTAAAATTTTCTGCTACTTGCTTTGATGCACAAACACCTACAAAATATGAGCGAACAACATCATAATCATTGCCATTAATGACTAAATCAAATCCGTAAAATTCATCAAATATTCGTATCGTTCTATCTAGTGACGAACGTGAGTCAACAATTTTTGCCATATAAATCTCCGTAAAGTATTTATACGTTAGTTTTGTTTGCCTGCAGTTGTTGGCCCACCTGGATTATTGACAGCTGGGGCTTGAGCCATACCAGTTCCTGCATTACCTGCAGTTGTTGCTGCCGGTGATTGATTATAACCAGGATAGTATGATGTACTTCTAACAGAACCAGGTAACTGTTGCGCTACTGCACCTGCTACAGCACCTTTTATTTCACCCACAGCAAGTTGTTTCAAATTAGTGTTCTTGAAAGTATTGTATGCAGTACCTAATGTACGTAATGCACCTAGAGGATTATTAGGTAAGTCGTTCAATGCACCTGTTGCCGCATCGATAAGACCACCTTGACCAAGAATAGTTTTATTTGAGCCAGGACGTGCAATAGGACTTTGTGTTGTATCGTAGTTTGCAGTATTTCCGAATCCTGGAACTTTTTGTGCTGGACCAGCACCTTCAGCATAGACTACTGTTTCATAATCAATAGTCATTCTGTTTTCCATCGTACCACTACCTTCAGCATAAGAGTATGTGTCATGCTCAAAGCTAGTAATAATTGGATTTACAAGTGTGTATTGAACAAAGTTGTGTTCGTTCATACCATAAATTTGAATGTTCTTGAAGAAAGGAATCTTTGAGATGCCTTGGCTTGCTTGGCTAGTAGTTCCTGATTGTTGAGAACTTTCACCAATGTATCCCCAATCAACGTCACCTGTCAAATCTTTTGCATAGATGTTTCGTGTGTTATATGATGCACCGCCTGTATTACCTTTGCCATTATTTGTCTGATTGTTTACAGGGGAGATAACTGGCTTAGTAGCATCTTTGTAATAATAAGTGTAATAGTTGTACCACATATTACGAATAATACCACCTGCTGTAGGGCTACCTGTTGCCCCACCGTTATCATCGTGGAATGTAATTGTGATTGGATCGTATTTTAGTTTTGTTTGTACAATGCGTTTACGATTGTACTGATTCATGACATGCGTATCAAATGTGTATTTTGGAAGTTGAACTGTTTTTACAGCAAGTCCAAAGTTAACGTTATTGCTCAAACCCACAGCATAGGCTGCGGGGTTGATTTCAAAGTACACATGGAAAAGAAACTTTAGTTTAGGACTGTACTGATACGCATTAGTCCTAAACGTTTTTGATGCGTGAGTGTAATCTCTTACATACTCATTACCAAAGAAACCTTTTACGGTGTCGGTAAGTAAATTCTGAAAAAATCCAGCCACGCTATTTCCTCAATTAACCAGCAGTAGAACCGATACCAGTAACTGTAGAGCCACCTAGTACACGACCGATGTTTGTACCAACACCAGAAGATAGAGGGCTTTGAACAGCGTTATCGAAGCGGATTGTCAACGCAATCGTAACTGGTTCGTTTGCACTATATGCTAAGTTATTGTAGTTTGCTTGTTGCAAGAAGCAACCATAAACTTCCCAAGTTTCTAATACTTGAGGAGCCGCTGTACCGTTACCACCGTCTAAGATTTCGATGTTTGTTTGGAACTTGTAATCTTGACCAGTAGCCGCAGATGCTTGCTCAACAAAGTCTAATTGCTTCTGTAGTTGTTGACCAACTAGTTTAGAAACTTGACCCTGTGCGTCATCACGGATGTTTACTGTCAACGCTTGCCACTCATGGCGACCTGCTAGGTATAGTGTTGAGTTGTAGATTGGAATAGAAATTTCACCGAAGCTAACTTGTGGACGTGTGATATCAACAACTTGCTTAGTTAATTCAATAGTCTGACCAACACCGAAATTCAAGAAGTTAACTCTGAAACGGTATTGTAATTTGGGCATCAACAGACCTTGGTTACCACCAGCGTTATCGCTAGCGACGGTCATGTTGAACAATGATTGAGAGGCTGTTGCCATTTTTTAATCTCCTGTATACTTATTTATCTTTATCTAAGATGGCCCCTTTCGGGGCCATTTTCTTACTTGCTTAGAGTTGCGATTTCACCTGTGTTTAGAACACGAACCGGTATGTAGATGAATTCAGCAGCCTTGACAGGCTCGATAGCAACGTTAACCCATAGTTCGTTTCTGTCGATACGAGCAGGAGTGTTATTGCTTTCATCACAAACTACCAAGTAGTCGTAAATACCGCGTTTCGCTACCAAGTCAACCATCAATGTTTGAACAACACCAGCGATTTGATTACGAGTCAATGCATCGTTAGGTTCGAATACGAACGGACGAGCAGCCAATGTCAATTGACGACGGACATAGTTGACTAGACGAGCAACGTTAGTTCTGTCTAATGCAGAGCTAGAGTTGTAACTTGTCTTGTTGCCGTAGTTCAATAAGCCAACACCAGTGAAGAATACCAATGGGTTGATTTGATTGATATACAATACATCGCGGATACCAATACGTGTCTTGATTGCTTGGAACTCGCCAGTTGTGCGATCCAAATAACCAATGTTCAATGCATTGTCAATGTTACCACGGCGTGTACCTGCAGCCGCTAACCAAGGATAAGCGATTGTGTCATTACGTAAGAATGTGCGTAGCATCATATGTGATGCTGGAACGACAACTTCATTACCGTCTAAGTCGTTAGCGATACCACTTGGATAGAATAGACCCAAGTATGTATTACGTGTAACTAGACCTTCTTCACCTGTGCTTGATGCACCTGCATCGTTGTTAGCCCATGCTTGAATATCAGTAGCACTATCAGGTAGACCTAATGGTGTATCACCAATAATAAACGCTGTTTCACCACGATCTGCATTCAATACAACCATGTTAGGTTGTAATTCAGGATAGTTAGGTGTAGCAATCAAGTTGAAGTAGTTATCTTCATCACGAATTGACAAGTTAGTGTCAATTACAGAACGTAGAGATTCAACAACCATAGCACGTTGTGCCTTACGACCCATGTAAGGTGCACCATTTGTTTGATTGCCACTTACAGAAACCCATGCACTTGTTTGCTCTGGTAATGATTGACCAGGGAAACTAGTATTGTTGAAATAGTTTGTACGGAATTGCTTCACATTGTAACCGCTACGGCGTGTGTTAAACAACAACATACCTTGTGGATATAGACTTGGGCTTGGTGCATCTAGGTCTAGATAATTACTTGTCAACAATGATTGAATTGTTGGTATTGGATCATCAATTGGACTTGTTGTGCCATTTGTTGCCCAACGTGCATCTAAGAATGTAACACCATTAGTAGATGTTTGATCTGTGTTATCGATTAGAACCCACTGATCTACGTTAGAAACTGATTGCCAACGACTGATTACTGGATACATTTCAAGGTCGCTTGTATCGATCCACAAATCACCATATTCTAATGGAGTACCATCAGATTGTGTAGTAGGCTTACTTGCAGAAATGATTGGACCATTTGGATCAGTATTATTAACACCAGTAAATGCTGGGTGACCAGTAGAGTCATACGCAGTGTTTTGATATCCAATCCATGCACCACCCTTTTGAACCATGATATCTACTTCATCAACGACTGAGTAGAACCAATTTGTGTTATTTGCTGGTGCAACAGCAGGAGCTCCTTCATTTGCAGTATATGAAAAATCTTGCCAATTACTTAATTGTGCCATGTACGCTGTATTTACTGTACCTGACACCCATGTTGCACCTGTAATAGCACCACCACCGTCAACACTAGTTACACCTAATACTAGGTCTTGACCTTGTCCACCCATATCAGCACCTGAAAGAGTAACTTGATCACCAACTTCATAGAAAGAACCACCATCACTTATCAATAACAAGTTGTAGTATCCAGGAGTTGAAACATTGAATGTTGCGTTAGCACCACTCGCAGATGTAGTAGAAGAAACTGGTACATCATAGAATGATGTACTGACTACGGGACCATACTTTACACCTGTAGTTTCAGTAGGTACAATGCCAATTTCTGCTAACAAGCCTGAACTTATACCAGTGTTTGGGTCGATATCTGTTAGTAGAATCTCTCCACCTTCAGTGTGAGTAAGCTGAATAGCATTAGTTCCTGCAACAGCGGATGCATTAACATATGGAACACCTGAACCATATAGCGCAGTTATGAAATCAGTAACACTTGCTCCATCATCAATTATAAAATAATATGGAGAAGATACATGAGGACTACCTGGCAAGCTAACATTTATGGTCATGTTATATGGACCTGAGTTGAACACAGGAGCAGTTGCACTTTCGAATGTTGCTGTACCCGTAACGACTGTAGGACCAGTTGCACTTCTCTTCCATAGGTAATATGGACTATTAGCTGTGCTTCCATTGAATGTATATTGACCGTAAATAGTTCCAGCAGGAACAGCTTGTCCACCAGTTGGGTCAAGTTGTGCTGTTGCCGCCCAATCAGATTGATATGAGCCTACTGGTTGTTTAATCCAAGAAGCAGTAGCCGCACTATACTTAGATACTACTGGAGCCAAACCACCACCAGATGAACCAACTTTTAACCAAACAGAACCTGTAGGTCTAGGGTTAGCTTGTGATGCAGTCCAATATGGCATTTGAGCATATGTTCCATATTGTATTACGGGCTGATTGTAACGAACATTCTGAGTTATACCCAAATCTTCTACAACAGTACCAGTAGAACTAGTAATAGTAATATTTGTAGTAGTAGAACCTGTTACCCAAAATTGGTTAGAGTAGATATTAAGTCTACCATCAACGTTTGCGGCAAATATAGAACCAAAACCTAAATTATTAATCGCATCAGCAAGACCTGTTACGGTGTTGTTAGGTGATAGTGGGACAGTAATTGTGAAAGGATCAGCACCTGACAATGAGATATCTAGTGTATCACCTTGGTTCAATGATGTTGGGGAGTTACTTCCAATAATAGTTGGAACGTGACTTCTCCATGCTGAAGATCCTAAAATTGTCCATTGATTAGTTGTAGTCTTGTGATAGTATGTACGTGGTGATGAGAATGGAGGAGTGTTTATATCCAACGCATACACTGCATAATCACCGATACTACCAATACTTTGTACAGGTAGACCATTGTCCATTAAAGACGTATCAGTAATAACGATAGGGGTTTGTTGTGTGAAGTCACCAGTAGAACTGTTGAATTCATAGATACCCCATGTACTTGTAGTTGTATCCAACCAATAAGTACCATCTGCTGGTGCACCAACTGGACGACCAGTTTGACCGACTAAGCTAGCTAAGTCGATATCAGCACGTAGAACATAACAACGATTTGTTACACCCAATAATGAGTAAGCAGCCAATAGACCATACTCGTTCAGTTCATAGCCCTGAATAGGTGTACCGTTTGTTGTTGAATAGAAGAACGGCTTACCATACAAGTTTACCAAATCACGCTGACTTGTTACCTGATATAGTTTACCTGCGTTTGCAGCCGTTGTAGCGGCGGCAACGCCTGTTCCAGTAGCGTTAGCTTTGTTTTGAGCAGTAGCTAATACGACTAGAGGAACTGAGTTTGTTGGGGCTGGAAGATACTGACTTTCATCAATGATTGTAACTTCTACGCCTGGTGATGTTAATGCCATTTTGTTTTTCCTTTATGTAAAATTATGAGGTTTACCACCTTAAAATGCATAAAAGTATTTATCGAATAAACGGAAAAAGACTGGTTATGCGTACCTTCGAAGGTTTTTGGCTAAATACAAGATGACAGTGAACAGACCTATCTGCCCTCTATGCAATAAGAATTACAGTGCAGTGAATTACATCCGTGAAGGGGTGCGTCACTATCGTAGTTGCTGTGACGAATGTGGTAGAAAAAAGAAAAAACTGACTCCTAGAAAGAGTCACTGGTCTAAGAGCGGGTACAAGAAAAAAGCCACATGTGATTTATGTGGCTTTAAAAGTTTGTTTACTAGTCAGATTACAGTGTTTCACGTTGACGGAAACTTAGAGAATAGCACCCCAGCAAACCTCAGAAGCATATGCCTGAACTGTGTTGAGGTAGTCAAAAAGAAAGAAGTAAACTGGAAGCGTGGCGACTTACAAGTTGATAATTGAATGAATCTTCTTGTGCAAATCGTCAATCGTACCGTCATTCTCAATGTAGTGGTCGTAGTCTAAGCCGACACTTGAGTATTCGCTGGCATGTACACCCAATCGTATTAGACGTTCTTTGCTTATAGACCATGTCATATTGCCCCACTCCCCTTTGTTATAACTAACTGCGGCGTCGTGCCATTCAGGCAATGGTCCACGATTGACTCGCATCGTAATTGCTCCTACATTCTTCAATGCAGTAACTTCATTAGCGAAACGACAGTCAGTAATTACAATGTTATCTTTGGTCTGTCGTAGTTTGTTTTCTACGCTTGCAACCCAGATATCTTTGTGGAAGTGATTACGACAAACTTCTGTGCCCCAAACTTGTAGAACCCATCTTGGGGTGATGTTCATTCCTAAACGTTCACTCCACCACTCATCTTTTTGCTCACGCCATTCTCTACTTGTCTTTGTAGAGCCTTCTAATAGTTCTCGGTCCCAACCGAAAACTGCACTCACTGCGTCTTTCAATGAAGCCGCAAAACTCACTCTTTTAAAACCATGAAACGTGCAAAGATAGTCAGCAACAGTGTCTTTGCCCGATCCAATAAAGCCGGTTACGCCTATAATCATGTGGAAACTCCTGTCAGAGATACTTAGTATATGACAGGAGTGTGAAAAAGAAAAGCTATTAGGTTAGCCTTGTACCCAAGTTAGTGGCTGTGAATAATCAACATAACGCTTGAGTTCGTCAATCAATTGTTCCATTGCGGCTTTGCCCTCAGCTTTCATTGCTGTACCGTTTAGACTTGTACCACCACCTGGACCAGCAATAGTACCGAACTTTTCACGTGCTTCACCAATGATAACTTTTAAGTTTGCCAATATGTAATCACCAATCCATACACCTGCACCAGGATCTTGTAATAATACAGTTTCAGGACGTTGAACGTCTGCCCAGATCAATACACGTTCACCTGTACCTTTAGGGTCACGAACAATTCTTAGTGTCTTAGTTACAGGGTCAAATGTATAAATGACATAACCACCGAACATACGTGCGGCTAGTTCAACATAGCCTGCGTAGAAGTCGTATGTTGCCATACCACCCGCCCAGTTATAGTTCAATAGATATGTGTTTAGAATCGCACTTGAGAACGGATCGAAACTTGTTGAGCTTGGACCTGTTTCTAGACCAACTGTACGTCTAAAAACACTACGAACGTTGATAAACTCAGCAGGTAAAGTGTATGTGTCAACGTCCTTGATAACAGTCATCAAGGTATATGATTCGCTTGTTGCGTTTTGGGCACGTTGACGGTAAACTTTGATAGCATAATTGTATGCGGCTTCAAAGTGTTCTGCATCGACTTCTAAGTCAATGATACCGTCACCCAAACGATAACGAATGTTCTGAAACAATGCTTGCTTCATTTCGTCAAGTGTCAAACCTGACGGTGTAGATAGAGGACTTGCTAAGTTGCTTATTGTCATAAAGGTTACCTGATAATGTAGTATTTATCAGGTAATCAGTCTTTCAATATATCAAATACTGTGCCGTACTCGTAAGTAGACCAATCATGTGTATCAACATATCTATATACTTTGCGACGGTATACTGTCTTTAACCACGTTCGTTTACTGTGAATTTTGACAGGATACCATGCAAACCATTTCTTCCAAGGCTTATACTCTATCTTTCTGGCGATGAATTCCCATTTAGGAATGTCAGCCCATGTAGGGTACTTCTTGGGAGCAGGATTGAAATTCATTGCTTGATTTTGAAAACCAGAAACAAGTCCTTCAATGGGTGATTCCATGGGTCATGAACACCATAGGCGATGTGACCGAATCTAGTGTCCATGTCGATATTATCTTTGCCCTTGACAACAGGTTTGTCACCCGACATAATTGAGTATAATTCAATCCCGTCAGGTAGTTGTTCGTACTCTTCGGGAGTGAACAACCACAGAGTATCATCCCAGGGATGCATAGGTTTAGAGGTCCCCAGCCTTACGATTTTCCGAATAGAACGCATCAAAACTGCCTCCTGGATATCGTGCTTCAAGTTTAGTTACGTTCTCAGCAATGACTTCATTAGGGTCATAGCCAAGTGCCCTACAAGCATTGATCCAGTACCAAATGATATCACCGAGTTCACGCTTCATGTGAAAGCGATTTTCTTCATTGAAGGGCTTGCCCTGGAAGACCATCTTCTTCACAATCTCGTCAAACTCGCCGCCCTCACTTGCTAGCCCAACTGCGGCAGTCATCAATAGACTGATATTCAGATTAGGTTCATTGTCAAGTTCCTGTAGTCGGCGAATCATTGCCGTAGTATCATTACTTGCTTCGCTGGTTACAGCTTGTACAAAGTCTTGGTATTTGTTTAGATCGATTTTTTGTGTCATTAGAATGCCTTTAGAATGATTAGATTTTCGTTGAAACGACCGTTCGGGGTAGTTGCAACAGCTTTGATTGAATCAAAGAATTTACGTGCCGCGGGCTTGCTACCCATGACTTCTTTGATTTGTTCTGCGGGTTTACGCAGTGTTTTGATTTCAGACTTGCCTGTATCAAAACCTAAAATAGTATTACCTTTCACAGTGAAGGTCTTGCTATATTCGTCTGCAATATAGTGATGCAGTTTACGCTTTGCAGTGTCATATACCCACGCTTCACTGGCACCATGCAGTTTCACTGGACTGATAGAAACCAGATCCAGCTTGTTTGCAGGGTCTTTGAATTCTTTGAGGTATTTGAGTTTAGCAACCAGCTTCTCAACAGGCACTGCCTTACGTTGGCGAGGTGCTTTGCTTGCTTTCTTGACGCTGATATAAGCATTCAGGTCTGTCAAAACTTGTTCAATGAATTTGACAATGTTTCGAATCTGAATCTTAGTGAGGTGACTATAGCCCTCAACCAATTGTTTGTCTTTACCTTCTTGCAGTTCTGCAAATTCAGTTTGTTTGCGCTTCCAAATATCAGTAATCAAACTGATATGTTGCGGCATGACGTTGAAACGTGCAACAACATCCATGGTCTTTTCACTTGCTTTACCGTTTTCAACAAATGAATCAAACACTGCCTCAAGTTCACCTGCGGCATCTTTTGCTTTCTCACGCAAGATTTCTTGAATGTTAGGACGTGATGCTGTCTCTACCTTTGTTTCGACAACTTCTGCAACTTCGGGCTTGTGAATCGCACGAATCAAACGTGCAATTTCATTTTCAAGGGTAGCTTCTTCATGCTCAGTGAGTTCAAGACCACGGAGCTTCATACGTGCAAGCCAGCAGTATGTATTGATAACTTCATTGTCTGCTACACGGCGAATTGCCTTCGCTTCGGGTTGACGGCCAGTAAAGTCAAGGAATTGGCACAACAGTTCCTTAGCATCTTTTTTGCTACAGAATCGGTTATACCAGTTGAATGCACGGGCAAGTGCTACACTTCGGCGGTCAGTGTCAGGTTGTAGCACGAAAAGGGGCTCGGACCCCATATATTGTATGTCTGGATCACGTGGATTAATTGCTTTGACTTGACTATGATCCTCAGAATTGCGCTTGCGTGTTGCCATTTGGCACTCCTTTTACTGTGATTTATCAATTATAACACCACTTTGAACCGTTGTCAACTGTGTACTTGTGTATTCAAAAATCCGATAAATAAGAGTATGCCAAAATTATCGCTTTACCGCCCAAATAAACAGAATGATTATCGATTCTTTGATAGAACCATAGCAGAAGAATTGCGTGTTGGCGGCACGGATTTATACATTCACAAGTATTTGGGTCCTACAGATCAGGGTCCTAGTATTGATTATACTCAACCGCAGTATGATACACTAAATCCTACGAATATTCAAGATTTATTATTCCTAGAAAACCGAGATAGAACATATGATCCAAACGTATATAGATTACGTGGTCATTATAATGTACAGAATTTAGACTTTGATTTATCACAATTTGGCTTGTTTCTGAATAACGATATTATTTTCATTGTTGTTCATTATAACGACATGATTGATATTGTGGGTAGAAAGTTAATGGTTGGAGATGTATTAGAATTACCTCATTTACTAGATTATAATCCATTAAAAGAAACTATCCCTGTTGCATTAAAAAGATTCTATCAAATTACTGATGCCAATTTTGCGTCAGAAGGTTTTAGTCAAACATGGTATCCTCATTTATGGCGTATTAAGTGTGAGCCATTAATTGACAGTCAAGAATTTAGTCAGATATTACAACAACCAATTGATACTGACAATTATCTAGGAAATTGGGAAAAAGATAAAACATATCCACCAGGATATATTATTACTTTTGGTGATAAGAATTACGAATCTATTACTGACGTTCCAATTGGCGTAACACCACCTGATCCAACATATTGGAAACTAACTACAGAACAAAATCTAAAAGATATTCTTGGTACATACAACAAGAATATTGCTATTAATGATGCTAATTTACAAGAAGCACAACGCCTATTGCCTAAGTCAGGTTACGATACAAGCAATCTATACATTGTTCCTACATATGGTGAGTATGAAGAAAATGGGGTATTGTCTAAGAAGTACGATCAGCCTGCACCACCAATAAACATTGTTGCGTCAACTTCTGACACAGGTGCACCTGCACCTATAGTTGAGATTGTGACTAATACACAATACGTCAATGATAGTCCTATCATACGTATTCCAGCGGCGGCTGCCGCAAAGATTTGGACAATGACCATCGATGGTGGTCAGCCACCAATTCAAGCTGGTGCAACATTACAATTACAAGTTAGTGTGCAGGCGGCATTAATGACTGACACTGGTTCAGGTCCAGTTGTTGGTGATACTATTTTAACAGTTGATAGTATGGGCGTTATTACTGGACCTTATGGTACTGCTGATAATACATATGCAACTGCTGACCAAGATCCTACTGCGGCAGGTTTCACTGGTACAGTGACACCTCAAATGGATTATCGTGCAGATTGCGATCCACGCTTCCAGTATATCGCTCGTTCAAGTCCAAGAAGTTTCGGCTACAGTGCAGGTTATTTGTCTGGCACTGCTGTTGCACCAAACGGATTCCCTACAGGTGCAGGCATAGCTTTCCCTCAGAATCCACAAGTAGGCGAATACTTCTTACGCATTGATTATTTCCCACAGATTCTATATCGTTGGGATGGTCAGTTATGGGTTAGAATTTCCGAAAACGTTAGAACAGAGACTGGCTTCACATTAGAAGATCAATCACAGTTGTCAGGCTTCATAAATAACGATAACGTTACAAGATTGACAGATGGTACGTATGTACCACAAAAGCAAGGTCTATCTACGATGTTGGCTCTTACCCCAGATCCAATTCCACCAATCACTGGTTTATAATACATGGCACAATTTTTCTACGACAATCAGATACGCAGATTTCTAATTCAATTTGCAAAAATCTTTAGTAACTGGCAAGTCACTAAGGGCAAAGACCCTAACGGTAATGACATTCTTGTGCGTGTACCTATCATGTATGGTGATAGTTCTCGCCAGGCTGCTACTATCATTGCCAACAACAGTGCAAGTAATACACCTAGCGCACCATTGATTACGTATTACATCAGTGGGTTAGAATACGACCAACGTAGAACACAAGATCCTACGTATGTTGAAAGTATCAACGTTCGTCAACGTGCTTTCAATAGTGACACTGGCAACTATGAAACTGTTCAGGGTCAAGCATTTACAGTTGAACGTATCATGCCTGTTCCATACACATTACGAATCAACGTTGACTTTTGGACTACTAACTACAATCAAAAACTAGAATTGATTGAACAACTTGGTACACTATTCAACCCGTCATTAGAAATTCAGTCTACTGACAACTTTGTTGATTGGACATCATTGAGTGTTGTTTATCAAGATGGATTGACTTTTAGTAGCAGAACTATTCCGCAAGGTACTGGTAACCCTATCGATGTTATGTCATGGAAGTTCTATATGCCTATTTGGATCAGCGCAGCCGCTAAACTAAAGAAGATGGGCGTTATCGAAAAGGTCATTGCAAGTATCTACAAAGGTCAAGCATTACAAGACATGCAAGATGATGACTTGCTATTAGGTACTCGTCAAAAGATTACACCTTATGGATACAAAGTATTGTTGATTGGTAATAGACTACAGTTACTACCCGCAGATGAAGCATTCTACGAAAGTAACTTAGACTTGAACTATCCAAACCCACCGGATACTAACCTGTATTGGTCATCGTTATTGAACGTCTATGGCACGTTGCGTCCTGGCATCAGTCAAATTTGGTTACAGAATCCATATATGAACACTGACATTGTTGGTACTATCGTTCCCGATCCAACAGATGATAGATTACTAATCTATAACATCGACACCGATACATTGCCACAAAATACATTAGCACCTGTCAATAGTGTTGTAAACCCATTGACTTCTGGACCTAACGCAGGATTACCTGGCCCAGTTCCAGGAGTTCGTTATATATTAGTTGATAATGTGGGGCATGATGGTGATACTACAACTGCATGGGGCCCATTAGTAGCTAGTGCAAATGATATCGTTGAGTATGATGGTGATTCAGGTGAGTGGTTTGTCTCATTTGATAGTGAAACAGCTACAACAGTTGAATACGTTACTAACTTGACCACAAACATTCAGTATCGATATACACCTGATGGTGTGTGGATGAAGAGTTATGAGGGCTGGTACGACCAGGGAGATTATTCTATCGTTATCTAAACTAAGATAAATGATAGTATGAGTCAATCAGCAGGCGTATTCTTTTACGCAAAGAATACAGAACGTTTCTTATATCTACTACGAACAGACAGTAAGAACCCAGGCAACTGGGGGATTCCTGGTGGCAAGATTGAGGGTGATGAAACATTGATTGAAGGCATTCAACGTGAATGCGAGGAAGAAATCGGATACTTCCCTAAGAAAGCAAAACTAGTTCCTATTCAGAAGTTCGTGAATCACTCATTCACGTATCATACATTCTTTTGTGAAGTCGATAATGAATTCATACCTAAATTGAACTACGAACACTGTGGATATGCTTGGGTAGGGGATCATCAATATCCTAAACCATTACATCCTGGATTATTCAATACAGTGAACTTTGACGTTGTACAAGAAAAACTAAAAGCACTAACAGAAAAGGACTCGTAAGAGTCCTTTTTAGTTACTTGAGCAACTTGCCCAATGTTTCGAATCCAAGTGAGCCTATAACTACACCTGCTCCCATCATCATCCATCGCCATTTTTCTAACGCGGTGATTTTGTCGGACATTGCTTTGTGAGCACTAGCACTGGCTTCTTTCATTTCTTTTAAAAAGTTGTGCGTATCTTCATTGTTTTTAACTATGCAGGCGTTTACATCTTTGATATCAGCTTTGATTTCGCTAATATCATTAGTGATATTTTCTACCTGCACTTGAAGAACAGCCACTTCAGTTTCTGTCTTTTTAGTCGGCATTCTAATAGCTTTCGTAGTCATATTATGCGTTGTTGATTGTTACGATTGGGTTAGGTTGACCATCATACGTATTAGCCGCATAAGCAGTGTTGAACGTAGAGATGATATCAGGATTTGCATTTGCTAAAATAGCAGTACCTGTACCAGAGCCTGAAGCATTTGCAACGAATGAAACACCTGTCATGTTGCTTGCTGAACCAACTTCTGCCCAGTTAGTGTCACCTGTACTGTAAATTGTATATGTTGTTCCAACAACTAAATCTTCAGCAGCCACTTGGTCAGGGAATACTTCAGATTGATAGTCATTTAAGCTAGCAACATAAGCAGTGCTTGAGTCAGCATATGTAGCAATGATGTTCATTGTATTTGGCTCTAATGCCGCGTTCGCAACGTTAGCAGTGTATACTGGACCAAGAATACCAGACGTTACACCTTGTACCAAATACTTTGTCTTGCCCTTTTGACGAACAATATAACCTTGTTCTAGTAGAGCAGATGTATAAGTGTCACCTGTACCATCAACACCTGTAGCATTGTTTGCTGAAACCGCAGTCAATACAACTTGTTGTTGGCTTGCTGTTGGTGTTCCAGTAGCATCAGATAAGTCAACTTCTGCGCCACCTGGAGTTAATGACACTGTAAATGCTGTTGCGTTAGCAGTGTTCAATACCCAATATGTAGTACCTGTTATTAGACCACCTAAGTTAGCACTGAATGTAACTGGGGCACCTTCAACTAGTGTCAATGCATTACCTGATGTACCAATGATGTTACCTGTGTTTTGTGTGTTTGCAACTGCAACAGTATGATTACCTGCTGTAGAGGTTGTTGTACCTAATAACATAGGTGTACCAGTACCATCACCCCATAGAGCGTATATGTTTGTACCAACTACTAAGTTAGCAAAATCAGTACCATAACCAGCGACAATGTTGCTACCTGTATCAGCAAATACACGACCTGTTTGAGGCACATTGAAAGCAACTTCACATAGTACTTGTGGACCAACGATTGCTGTATTTCCACCGACTACACCATATGTATTAGCGTTAGTTGTAGGGAATCCTGGGCCACCTACTGGATTGTTGAACCATGCATCAACAACGTTGACAGATGCTAACACAGATTGACTTGTTGTATCTGACAATGTTACTGGTGTGCTTGTTCTATTTGCATCAGGTGATGTTGCAGAAACTGTAAAATTGTTATCATCTAAAACTTCTAGTACCCAGTATACTGTGTTGGCTGAAAGTCCACCTACATCAGATGCAACAACAAATTGCATACCACGTAGAATGACTAACGTATTTAAATTCTGTGATACAGTAACCGCAGATGTTGCGTTTGTTGTATCTGTAATTGTTAAGACTGCTTGAGCCTTTGCGATTTTTAAAGGGCGTCCCATTTGTTTCTCCTTATTGATATGTGGGTTCTATTCCACTACGCGGCGGGGACCGCATAAACTCACCGAATGTGAGCGTACATTGTATTTATCAACGGAGATCGAAAAGGAGTATCTCAGAGTCAGTGGGATTAGATATTTCCAATGTGGTTTCGTTTTCTATTGCAAAACCACCTAGTGTAGGACTATCTACTCCGTTGATCGTAGCTGATCCTGAAACTATATACACATAGTATCTACGTGAAGTGTTTAAATGTACAACATGATTCTTTGTAAAAATCCCAGCAAATACTTTAGCATCGCTGTTGATATGAATAGGGCCTGTATTACTAGCAATAGGACAGAACTTATCTAGTTTATCTTCTCTTGTAAACTGCATTACATCATATTGCGGTGGAAAGTTATGTTTGTTGGGTCGTAGCCAAATCTGTAGATAACGAATAGGCTTGTCTGATAGATTGCCTTCAGTGTGCCAAATACCAGTTCCACTACTCATACGTTGTACGCATCCGCTAGGTACTTCACCGTAATTGTGTAAGTTATCATTGTGGTAGCAAGGACCGTCGATGATGTATCCTAAGATTTCCATATCACAATGTTGATGAATGGGCACACAGTTTTTGGGCTGAACTCTGTCATCGTTGATAACTTCTAAGTCGCTGAAATGAATGTAGTTGGGATCGTAATAACTGTTGTTACTGAAACTGCGATACGTTTCAATCCAGTCTTCTTTGAGATGTCCTAATGTATCAGGGTGTCTATATTTTATCATATAGTATATAGTGGAAAAGCGGCTTACGCCGCTTTTTCTTGAGTTAGAAACTGATTAGCACCAGTTTTCTGTACCAACTTCAGTATAGACCAAGTCACCTGCAGCCGATGGGTTAGGTAATGTATTACCACTATTATTGAAGAATGTAGCAGAATATGTAACGCCAGGGTTGGCATTTGCATAAGGCTCATCAAAGTTCGTACTGAACTTGTTCTTCAAACGACTTGCATTGTATGTGTCGCCATCGTTATAGATTTCAACACTCATAGTGTTTGGTTGTAGAGGAGTAGTTTCATCAACTAATAAACATGTACCTACGTTATATACAACACCATTTGTTGCAAGACCATGACCACTTACTGTTGCAGTGAAGATATCATATTGTGCGGCGGTAGCATCAGCACCTAGTGCTTGCCAATCAGTATCACTTACGTCAGCAATCATGTATGCTTGACCGGCTGCAATAGATTCATCTTGTGTGTTCTGTGTTGTCATAGCAACCAAGAATGTACGTGAACCTTTTTGACGAACGATAGAAGCGTTACCCACAGCAGTATAGTACCAAGCACTATCTGTAAGATCCAATTCTGAGTTTGCGGCTAGTTCTAATTCACCATCATTAGTAACACTATCAACAGTTCCAAGACTTGTGTAGCCACCTTGACCATCACTTACCCAAAGTTGTGAACTTCCAGTATTAAGTGAATCAGTCGTGAAGTTAGTACCAGTTCCAGTGATAGTTGTACTAGTTGAATCTGCGGAGATTGTCCCATTACCAATTACAAGAATACTTGCACTGCAACGGATTTGGTCGCTTTGCTCATCGATACCACCCACGATACCTGGATTGTTACCATCGTAACCGTTATCTGTTGTTTCATCGTTAGGGAAACCTTGGTCTACGACCTGGCTACCTTGATATTTTCTAATCTTTAATGCGTTTCCCATTTGTTTGTTCCTTTAAATGTTTGCGGGTTCTAGCCGCTACGCAGTGGGGTACTGCATAAATTCTCCCTATGAGAATGTTATTATGTATTTATCAATAATATAATTATATTGATGCCGCCCATGCATTATATTCAGCAAGTACTTGTGATGCATTTAATGCAGTAGAAGTAACAGTTAATGCATAATAGGTGCCGCCCTGTGAATCATATGGGCCAACACCCCCTCCGTTGTCGTGTCTACTACCAATGTAGAAATTGTTATCAGGTGTTGTATATGATGGTTCATTGCTACCTACAAGAGAACCGTTTTCATAAATTGACATTGTAGTACCATCGTATGTAAAGGTATACAAACGTCTGACATTATCAGTAATATCTGATATAGAACCTTCAGCAGCCTGATTAGGCTGTCCTGCACTTATGCTTGTTCCACCACTGATATAGCAAAGAAAGCCAGTGCCGGCAAAGTAATTCTCATTACCTATAATAGAATCCCAACTGTTACCATTCCATCCCAATCCAGGTGCGGCATCTAACATAATTGTAAATGGACCTGCGTTTAGGCCTGATCCAACGTCAATATATGAATCAGGATTTAATGTTATTCCACCATGTGTAGTAGAATATGTTCCTGTTGTTGCGACTGGGTTGGATACATTACCGTACCAGTTTAAAGTAAATGGTCCAGGAACAGGACTTACTTGGATCCAAGGACGACCCTCAATCAATCCATCTGGATGATCGTTGGGAACTGAGTCGTTACCAATGTATTGTGATGGGAGTAAATTTATATCGTATTCAGTGCTTGGATTTCCTACGTATGCTCTATCTAATGACGCTAGGTTTAATTTAGCAAGTTGTCTGTCTTGTAATGTTTCTAATGTTGCAATTACATTACCTGAACGCAATACTGAGCCATCCACAATGTTATAATCTGACAACGGTGCAACTGGAACATCTAATGAAACATTATCATATGATAGAATGTACCAATCAGGACTAACCCCTGTCTCAGTTTGTATTAGATCCATTAAATCACCGACTGTAGTAGAATCATCTACTGTATAACTATCATACAGTGCGGCGTTCAAAAGACTTTGAACTGAAATAGTTATCATTGCCATTATAGTCGTCCAACTGCTACTTCAATAACACCCTCAATGCCATCAAAGTTTTCTAATGCTTTACCTATAACAGTTCCCATTGTAGGAGAGTTACTTGGTCTAGCATAACCATTACCTGCACTAACCATCATGTCACCTTTACGAATTGTACCTCTGACTTTGGTTGGCACTCGTCCTTGCAGTGCAATCTCTACTGCAATACCTGGACATTTTGTATTCATTGCATACGCTGGATTAGTAGAAACCACACCTGCTACCCTAGTAGTACCATCTTCAGCCAGAGTGACTTCCTTTTCCCCACCAAACGCCAAAACAGTACCTGGCTCGTAATGAGCATCAGCTTCATAATATTCAGCTAAGTCAGCGTATGTTGCTAACAATTTAGAACC